TTGGATATGTAGTAAAGGCTCATGCATCTTCTGGAGAAATCTTTGTTAATATTCAAAATGGTTATGAATTAAATGAACTTCACGGAGTTTTAATAAATGGAGTATCTGATAATCAAGCATTGGTATATAATTCTTCTGCAAGTTTATGGTATAACGAATCAATTGTAAATTCTTTACAAGGTACTGAAAATGAAATTAATGTTTCCGCATCCACTGGAAATATAACCATTGGCATTCCAGATTCTCCACTTTTTATAACTCCAAACATTGGGGCAGCAACAGCAACATCTATTAATGGAACCACTATTCCAACATCTGCAAGTTTAGCTACAACAGAAGATTTATATTACTATTTAACTTCTGCGTCTGCTGCTTTATTATATCAACCAATAAGTGTAAGACTTTTTAATTTAACTGCTTTAGAAAATGTTGAAGGATTTTTAAGAACAGATGGAGGCTTGGGATGGGGTATAGATACTGCAGAATATTTAACAACTGGAAATGCTTCCTCAACCTATTTAACTCAACTAGACGCTTCAGATCTATATCTTACTCAGATTGATGCAGAAAATACTTATTTGACACCAGTAACTAGTGCCTCAATATATCAACCACTAGACGATGACCTAACTGCTATCGCAGCACTTTCTGGATCTTCAGGATTTTTAAAGAAAACACTTACAAACACTTGGACACTTGATACAAATACATATATAACTACATATGATGCTGGAATAACTTATCAACCAATTGGAAATTATGCAACTATTAGTGGGGCAGAAACTCTAACAAATAAAACCATGAGCTCTGCATTTGTTAATGATGTTTTAACATTTGATGATGGTGCAAATTCAAGCACTATTGATGTTGCTGGAGATAATCTTACAATTAATGCATATGATGATCTGTATCTAACTACTACAATTGGAGACATTGTATTACAACCAGATCATTTTGTAAAAATATATGATGAATATGTTGCTACACAAGAATGGGTGGGTTTTCAAAACTATTTAACACAGTCTAGTGCTTCTACTACATATCAACCAATTGGAAGTTATTCTACAACTTCCCATAATCATACGTTAGACAGTCTTTCAAATGTTGTAATTACTGGAACTCCTGCAGATGGACAGGCAATTGTTTGGGATACGGCTACTTCAAAGTGGGTAAACGAAACAGTTTCTGGTGGTGGTGGAGCATCATATCCTGATCAAACTGGAAATGATGGAAAGTTTTTACAAACAAATAGTGGAAGCGTATCTTGGCAAAATGTTGACTTTACAGGATATTTAACAGAATCATCTGCGTCTACAACATATTTAACTCAGGCTTCTGCTTCTTCAACATACCAACCTGTTGGAAGCTATTTGACATCAGAATCAGACACCCTTGAAACTGTTACTGACAGAGGTGCATCTTCTACAAATGCTATTACAATTACAAATGCCACAGCAGCTTCTTCTCCAACAACTGGAGCACTTATTGTTACAGGTGGTGTAGGAATTGGTGAAGATCTATATGTAAATAATGATGTTCATATTGGTGGAGATATACATATTACAGGATCTATTAGTGGATCTTTAACATATGTAAATGTAAGTGATTTAGTTGTTACAGATCCTTTAATTTATCTTGCTGAAAGCAATCCTAATGATTCTGTAGACATTGGTATTTTTGGTGCATTAAATCATAGCTCTTCAGCATATTATCATACTGGACTTATTAGAGATGCCTCAGATTCTGGAAAGTGGAAACTGGCTTCAAATCTTTTAGATCCAATAAACAATATTATTGATTTTACAGGTGCAACATTTGATACATTAAAAATTGGAGCACTTGAAGTAACAGATGCCTCAACAACAAGAACAAATCTTGGTCTTGCTATTGGAACAGATGTTCAGGCTTATAATTCTACACTTGCAGCAGTCGCAGGTGGAACATATACTGGTGATGATAGTATCACAACTGTTGGAACTATTACAGTTGGAACATGGAATGGTTCAACTATTGGATATGCCTATGGTGGAACTGGATTAACAACTCTTGGAGCTGCTGGTCAAGTTCTCAAGGTTAATTCTGGAGCAACTGCTCTAGAATGGGGATCAGCAGGACCATCCTTTACAGACTCTGCAGGTCTTGCATCTATAATTTCAGATGAAACTGGAACTGGATCTCTTGTATTTGCAGATACTCCAACTTTAATTACACCAAATATTGGAGTTGCTACAGCAACATCTATCAATGGAACAACCATTCCATCCTCTGTAACACTAACAAAAACTTCTGATAATCTATCAGTATTTGCCAGTACAACTTCTGCAGAGTTAGCATCTATAATTACAAATGAAACTGGCTCTGGCTCTTTAGTATTTTCAAATTCTCCTACACTAGTAACCCCAAATATTGGAGCAGCAACTGGAACTTCTTTAACTACAACTGGTAATGTAATTAGTCATACTGATATTTTAACTCCAACATTTGTAACAAACTCTTATACCTTGACAATAGGAGACGATGGTGACATATTAATGTTAAATAATTCAACTACTGCTGGAAACCTTTTAATTCCAACAGATGCTTCTGTTAATTTTCCAATTGGAACACAAATTACTATTGTTCAGCAGGGAACTGGTCTAATCACTGTATCTGCAGTAACTCCAGCAACAACCACATTAAATTCAACTCCTGGAGCTAAACTAAGAGCACAATGGTCTTCTGCTTCATTAATAAAGACTGCAGCAAATACTTGGCTGCTAGTGGGAGATCTAACGGTATAATATAATTATGAACATTATTGGGTCAGTTGCATCTGCAACAAGAAAAATATTTAGAGATACTTTTAATAGGGCAAATCAGACTGGAATTGGTACATCATCTGATGGATCAACCTGGAATATAATTAGAGGATCTTTTAATATTACTACAAACAAAGCTGATGGTCAAACTCCTTCAAATTATCCAACTGCTACAGTAGATATGCCAAAAGATACAGTAACGATTAGTTTAAGCGGTGTTACTCAAGGATCTACCGCAGCCCTATGGGTTACAGATAGTGGAAACTGGTTTGGCGTTGGAATTGATCAAGAAACAATTTCATGTAATTGTCAAACCTGTTCAACACCAGGAAATTGTAATGCCACTAACTATGTTTGCAATGTAGCAAATTATCCTTGTAACGCTACGAACTTTTCTTGTACAACTTGGAGTCGTGTCTGCAACTCATCAAGTTATTTTTGTGATGTTGTTGGAAATAGATTCTGTAGAGGGTATACAAGTCCTTGTAATGCTATGAGTACCCCGTTTAGTCCATGTACTGCATGGTCTAGAGTTTGTAGTAGTGGATATAATACTGGAAACTGTAACTCTACAAACTCTATGACAACGTGTAATGCATACACTAGTCCATGTAATGCAGGAAACTATCCATGTTCTACATGGTCTACAGTATGTAATTCAGCTTCATATCCATGTGCTGCATATAATGCAACAACTTTCTATAGTTGTAATTGTCAAACTTGTTATCCTCAATATATTAGATTTATTAGATCTGCTTCTAATACAGTAACAGAACTGACTAACTGGTTGGTGGCTAGTGTTGTTCAATCTTTTAAAGTTATTATATCTTCTATAAATCCAGCAAAAACATCAGCAACAGCAACTATAAAGCCATATTCAGACACCAACCTATCTACACAAATTGGATCAGATTTAACATATACTCCAACTGGGGTTGCAATTAATGCAAAATATGGTATAATGGTAAAACCTTCAAGTTATTCTCAAGGAACAACTATTGATGAAATATCAATAGAAACAAATTAAAGGAGATATAGTGTCAGACGAGCAAACTCTACCAGAAATTCCAGATTTAGTAGCTCCACAGTTTGAAGTGTCTCCACATCCATATGATATTGCATTAATTGTTGATGATACTGTTTTTCAAATAATGAATGTTGATGGACAACAGGCAGCACAATTCATGTCTCAACCAAAATTTGTAAGAATTCTTCCTGGAGACTATGTTAAAATTGGATGGAAATATATTGACGGAAGCTTTGTTTATCCAAGCGAAGCTGAGGGATACTAGATAGGGTCTAGCTTTGAAGCTAATACACTTTGTATGTGCGGAATCAATGGATATTGGAAAACCGCAACCAATTAAAAAATTTATTCCAGATTGGTACAAAAAAGCAGAAACTCATTATGTTTCTGATGAGGACGACATATCTGTTGAAAATGGAGAGCAAAAAAAGACTGCAGGTTTAAAAACATGTGTTCCATTTTTAGACGCAATGGTATCTGGATATGCACTTGTAGTTCCATTTGATATATATGTTGGAAGAACTGAAAATGGAGATCTTGATATAAAATGGAATGCTCCACAAGGATGGGAAAATTTTATTGAAGAAAGACCAAAGCAGTCTGGATCTACTATGCCAAGACCAGCAGGACATGCTCCAAATCATCTAGTTTGGTCAGGTAGATGGGGTATAAAAGTTCCTAGAGGATATAGCGTATTAGTTACTCATCCATTAAATAGACAAGATTTGCCTTTTACAACTTCTTCTGCAATAATGGATAGTGATAAGTTTTTTGGAAATGGAAATATTCCATTTTTTATCAAAGAAGACTTTGTAGGAGTAATAGAAAAAAATACTCCTTTTGCTCAAATAATTCCAATTAAAAGAAAAAAGTGGAAAATGGTTCACAATGATGCACTGGTATATGACATATCAAGGCAAAGTCATAGAATTAGAGAAAAAGAAGGAATGTACAAAAAGAAATATTGGACTAGAAAGGACTACTCTTAATGGCAAAAAATCACAATCATGAAAATGGTATAAGAGTTTTAACAACAAGAGAGATGATTAATGACTTTTTTACTAGAAGAAAAAAGTATAAAAATAAGATATCCTTAGATTCTAGTGCAATGCCACCACCTCCTCCAAGCTCTAAAATAAATTATTTAGCAATTATTTTAGATGATGAAGTGCAAGAGATAATGAGAGCACAAAATAGGTTGGCAGCACTATTACTAAGTCAGCCATTGATTGTAGAATTTGATCCAGAAGAAATTCAGCCAAATATTGGTTGGAGCTACGTTGATGGAAAATTCTATAATGAAGAGTAATAAAAAAATTAAATTTATATCTTGTATGCCAGAAATAGATATACCACATCCATATCCAGCAAGTAAGCTAGTTCCAGAATGGTATAGAAGACTTCCTGGTGCTTCAAATAAGGTTGAGACAGTAAAGAAATGTATTCCAATACTAGACGCACTAACTTCTGGGTACATGATAACTTTGCCAGTAGATGTTCATTTTAATCAAGAAGAAAAAAGTTTTTGGTACGACTCTCCATTTCAGATTAATTCTGACCACTATGTTTCACAAACACAGGGAGTTGATATAGGTAAAGAATTTGATGAGCAACCACATAAATGGATTAATCAGTGGTTAATTGAAACTCCAAAAGGGTATAGTTGTTTATTTATACATCCATTAAATAGAATGGACCTTCCATTTAGATCCTTTACTGGAATTGTAGATACAGACAAACATCCAATTGCCATAAACTTTCCTTTTGTTATGAAAAAAGATTTTTCTGGAGTAATTCCAGCAGGTACTCCAATTATACAGATTATCCCATTTAAAAGAGATGACTGGTCTATGGATGTAATTGATGACAGACCTTTTAAAGAACATCCAGAGGCACATGAAGTAGAAAATCCACCGTTCAACTGGTATAAAAGAAAATGGTGGACAAGAAAGGTATATTCTTAATGGAAACAATCTATGTTGGAATACCATCAATGGTTGATACCGAAACAGCTGCCACTATTAGGAATGCTATAGAATATGCAGAGTTTCCAGAAAGAGTTTTTATTGGAGTTTCTTTTAAAGATTTAAATAAAAAAGAATATAAAAAAGTTTTAGATTTAAAAAAAGAATATCCAAACATAACTGTAGAGTTTATAAAACTTAAAAAAAGAGATGTATCTCAATATGGAACTGGAGATGGTAGATATAGAGCACAAAAACTATACTCTGGTCAAGATTATATGCTTCAGGTAGATTCTCATACATATTTTGATAAAAACTGGGATTCTTATTTAATAAAATCATTTAAAGAATTTAAAAGTGAGACTGGAATAGAAAAATTTGTACTTACATCATACATACCATATTATTCATACGCTCCACATAGAGTTAGACACTCAGGAGATCTATACCTTCCAAGGTATCCACATCTACTTGTAGACCAGTTTTTCCTAGGCTATTTACCTAAATGGGATGACACAACAATTCCAAAAGAAAAAAACTTACCTAAATTTTTACCATGTGTAAAATTTAACGGAGCCTTCGCATTTGGAGACAAAAATTTTATCAACAATACTGGAGTTTTTAAGGATGCAATATTTTACGATGAGGAATTAATTCAAAGTATAAATTTAGTTGGAAATGGATTTGCTTTAGTTTTTCTAAATGTTACAGATTTTCCAATAGCACATCTATACTCTGCAGACATTAATAAGTTTGGTGGCAAAAGAACATACTTTGGAGATCTTTTAAGCTTAAGAAAACAAAAGGAAGTGGCAGATAAAGCCGTATCAAATTATTTAAACTTTATATCAAATCCAGAAAATAAAGAACGTGTTAAAAAATATGAAAAATATGCTAAAATGGATTCTAGGCGTGGAGCCCTTTTTAATAACTATATACCTAAAAAATTTATTGTGGAGGATTAATATGGACAATGTACCAGATATTCCAGAACTGGTATACCCAAAAGTTGTAGAGGAAAAAAACTCAGATGCAAAAAGACCCGTCAGACCATGGGATATATTTAATAAAAATGTTGAAAAAGTAGCAGAAAATGTTCAAAAAGAAAGAATGTCAACATGCTTGCAATGTCCTAGATTAATTAAGGCTACAAGGCAATGTAAAGAATGTGGATGCTTTATGGATGCAAAGACTAGGCTTTTTGATGCAGAATGTCCATTAGGAAAATGGAGTCAGATAAAAGTTAGCAGAGATCAGTTTGATTATAAGAACGGATAATAATGCCTGAAATAAGTATCGTAACTGGTAATGCAACCAACATGTCTTTTATTAATAGCTCCTCTGTTGATTTAATTATTGCCGCACCCCCATTTATTTATAAAAGTCCAGAAATATATGGAGGAGATCCAAAAAAACAAATAAACTTTAATCATAATAAAATGTTAAATCTTCTTATTAAAAGTACTAAAGAGATGGAAAGAGTTTTAAAGCTAACAGGAAGTATATGGATTGAAATATCTCCAGAAGATGACTTAATGCATAGATATATTTCAAAAGTATTAAAAAAAACTAATTTAAAACATGTTGATACAATTATTCATAAAATATCAGAAGATGAATATAAGTCAAAAAATGATGAATTTATTTATAAAGATTGGTATTTATGGTTTCATCTTGTAAAAGATTCTGATGCATTCTATAAAAATCCATTTAAAATAAAAAAATTTAGAGACCCATTATGGGAGTTGAAAAATACAAATAAAGATGATATAATTGACAAAACTTTAAGACTAAATTATCCAAATATTCCTAATTACACTGTTATTAAAGATATACCAGAAAGGCTTATCGAAATGTACACTAAACAAGGTGGTCTAGTTTTAGATCCATTTGGAGGAAGTGGAACGGTTGCTTCTGTGGCTTATAATTTAAATAGAAATGCCATAAGTGTTGATATATCTGAGGATCAAACAGAGATAGCAAAAAGAAGACTAGAATTAACGAAAAGTATTGATAAGTGATGTTTAATAAAAAATACATAGAAATTAATAGACTTTCTGAAACTCCAGTATTTGAAGTAATTCCAGGAAAAGTAAAAAGAAAATGGATGGATAAAACAGAAGGAAATGCCTATAAGTGTGTTCCAATGAATGTTGCAAATTCTTATGGGTGGACTGTTTTATCTCCTTTAGAATTTTCTGCAACTTGGGATGGTGGGAATGCAAAACATTCTCTTCAAGTTGATTTGCCAGCAAATAGTCCATTTAGATTTGCAGCATCTGAGTTTGGTCATGGAATTTTATCTATTGTTCCAGATTTTATAGTTAGAACATCAAAGAATGTTTCTTTATATGTAAGGGGAGTTCCAAATCAACTTGCTATAGGTCTACAGCCATTTGATGGCATAATTGAAACAGATTGGCTACCTTTTACTTTTACATTTAATTATAAGTTTATTAAATCTGGAAGGTTAACAATTAAAAAAGATCAACCACTTTTTACATTTTTTCCAATAGAAAGAGGATATATAGAAAATTTTGAAACTAGAGACATAAATGTTTATGATGATAAAGAGTTTTATGAAGATTATTTAAAATACTCAGACCTAAGAGAGGATCAAAACTCTGGCAAAGATAGTAAAAATGGTGGTGCATATTTAAAAGGTAAGTTATACGATAAAGAGTTTGAAATAGAAAATCATATAAAAAAGGTTAGCCTTTCAGAGTTTAAAAAGAAGGAAAAATAGTGTCAAAATATCTTATAACTGGTGGTCCAGGGTCTCTTGGAAAAGAAATTTGTAAACAACTTTTAAACTTTTCAGATACTGAAGAAATTACAATGTTTTCTAGAAATGAAACAAAGCAGTTTGAATCCTCTATGGATATAAATGATAGAAGAGTTAAATATATTATTGGAGACATTAAAAATTTTAATTCTTTATTTAATGCAATGAATGGAGTTGATTTTGTATTTCATGCTGCAGCATTAAAACACATAGATTTAGCAGAAAAGTCACCAGATGAAACCATTAATGTAAATGTTGTTGGAACAAATAATGTAGTAAATGCAGCTATTCAAAATAATGTAAAAAAAGTTTTACTAATTTCTACTGATAAGGCTTGTATACCAACCAGTATATATGGCGTAAGTAAGCTGCTATCTGAAAAAAATATAATATTATCAAATAATATATCTGATACAAAGTTTTCTGTAGTAAGATTTGGAAATTTAATTGGAAGTAACGGATCTATTTTCCAAAAATGGAAGATAATGAAGGATAGTGGTCAAAGGATATCCGTTACAGATAAAGATATGACAAGACTTTTTATTAGAAGCTCAGATGCTGCTTCTTGGGCAATTAAATTTTTGTTAATAATGAATGGTAGCGAAATTTTTGTCCCTAAGATGAAAAGTGCAAACATTTATGAAATTGCCAAGTCCTTTATTGATGAGTCAAGAATAGATATAGTTGGAACTAGACCTGGAGAAAAGTTAGATGAAGATATTCTATCTAGTTTAGAGCTTGGATCTGTTGACGATCTTGGAGATTTTTATATTTTAAATAATGATAATAAAGTTGGAAACTTTTCATATAATAGTAGTACTAATAAATACTGGTATTCTGGAAAAGAAATAAAAGATTTTTTTAATTAGGAGGTATAAGTGATTAATAGAAAAATTTCAATTGTTAATACATGTAATTTATGCTTAGAGGCTATTTCTAGATTTATAAAAAAGGATTCAAAAAAGAATCAAAATTGTAAATGTAAACAGTGCAAGTGTAGGTAGAGCATTGTGAATGAAATAATTTTAGTTGATATTGATGGAACTGTTGCACATAGATCTAATAGAGGTCCGTATGAATATGATAAAGTTGGATCAGACATTCCAGATAAAAATATTATAGATATTCTACAATGTTTTTGGAAGTCTAGTAAGACATTAATTTTTGTTACTGGTCGTGAAGACTCTTGCTATGAAGAAACTTATGAGTGGCTTGTTGACAACTGTCCGCCATTTTCAAAACTATATATGCGTAAATCTGGAGATTATCGTAGTGATTCAGAAGTTAAAAAAGAAATATATGATCTTTATATAAAAGATAAGTTCAACGTTTTATGCGTTATTGATGATCGTCAATCAGTCGTTGATATGTGGAGAAGCATAGGCTTAAAATGTTTACAAGTTGATTATGGAAACTTTTGATGAATAAGCAAAAGAAAATACATCATTTCTATCATATAGGATCTTCTGGACAATGGCTTCAGCCATTATCAGAACATATTCATGCTTTAAAAAGATATGGTCTTTTAGATAGATTGGATAGTATAAATTTTGGAATTATTGGTTTAAGTGATAATAGAGAAGAGGTAAAAAAATTTTTGTCTAATGAATTAAATGAATTTAATATTGTTGCAGAGGCTGATAGTGGATGGGAGCAGGTAACTCTTAAACCCTTATATGAGTTTTCATTAAAAAATGATGGCTATATATTTTATGCTCATACAAAATCTTCCAACAATCATAACGTTTTTGGAGCAAAGCATAGAAGATCTATGACATATTTTAATGTTGTAAAATGGAAAGATTGTGTGGATAAGTTAGATGAAGGATACACCTTAGCTGGAGTTCATTATTGTCAAATGTATCTAATTAAGGATGCTTATGGAAACGAACTAGATATTCCAGGAGAAACTCAGTGGAAAAATATAAAAGATCATGATGGGTTTTATTTAGGTAATTTTTGGTGGGTAACAACTGATGGAATAAAGAGTTTAAAAGAGTGTGCTAATAACTATAGACAGGATGCTGAGTTTTGGATAGCCCAAATAAAGTTAGATAATAAGATAGCCTATGATTTTTATCCACATCAAGTACTTACAGAGCATGAAGACAAGTTTATAACTAAATGGTAAAAGGCTAACTATTTATGGAAAATATACTAAACATGGTATAATATTGAAAGGTGATTAATAATGGCATTTCCAGGCACATATAATTTTAACTACTATGCTGGTGACACTTTTGAGTTTTTTGTATATCCAAAGAATTCCTCTGGTGGAGTTTTTGATAATCTTTCCGAATATACTCCACTTTTTGTAATTGCTACAGCAAGAGGATCTGCTTCTGCGTCTGTAATTTCTTCACTTGAGCCTACTGAATTATTGACTACAGTAGAAGATGGAGACCATGTTTCTTGTACAATTCTTCCAGATGGTGGTAGACAGTTAACTAATGCTACATATTTTTATGATTTAGAAATTGAAAATACAAGTGCATCATCTTCATCTTTTGGAAAAGTCTTTACTCTTTTAACTGGAACAATCACAGTTACACAAGATGTGGCGGTAACGTAATATGGCAATAGATACTATTATATCTAATGATGAATTAGTTGTAGTTGGACCACCTGCCTCAGTATCTGTAAGTGTTGACATTGGTCCACAAGGAGAAAGAGGATCACAGTTTTTTACTGGAGTAGGACCTCCATCAGAAAATTCTTCAATTTTAACAAGTGCGAAAATAAATGATTTATATATAAATAGAAGACTTGATGGTGGAAAATATGGAGTTGTCTATAAGCTAGATGCAATCCCTGGTGGATCTATTTGGCAAGAAGTTTTAAAGTTTCAGCCACTGGCTTATAGTGTTCAAAAAATAATTAATTTTTCTGCAGGTTCTGGATCAACTTCAATAGCTTTGGCAGACTTTTACTCTAGTGCTCCAGAAGGATTAGACCCAAATAGTATCTTAGTTCAGGCAACGGCAGAATTAAATAATCCAGCATTTATATCTATATCAGATAAATCAATTACTGAAATATCTTCAACAAAAACATTTATTATACAGCTAAAGGGTGCAGAATTGTCTTCAGGTACAGTATCTCTATTATCTTCTTCTGCAATCCCTGTAAACCTTTTTATAACAGCAGGAGTTGCATAGTTTATGGCACAATTAATTAGTTCTTCTAAAAATTTTTCAGCCCCAGCTTTTAACACCTATGTTCCACAGCTTTCTGATAATGCAGATATTCAAAATGCTTTTGAATTATTCTACTATGGAAATTTTGAAACTGGAAATACCTATGATACTACTAATAGTATTTATGCAAATCTTTTAAGTTTTGATACAAGAATTGATAGTGCTGAAAATAATATTTCTGGACATATAGGTGCATCAGAAGCACACGATGCTACTGGTGGCATAGTCGGTGTTACTAAAGCACAGACATTAACAAATAAAACTTTAACACTTCCTAAGATTAATGAAAATGTTGAACTTACTGCTACAGCAACAGAGCTTAATGTTCTTGATGGAATTACCTCTAGCACAGCAGAATTAAATATTCTTGACGGAGTTACTTCTAGTGCTGCAGAACTTAATATCCTTGATGGTGTAACTGCGTCTACTGCAGAATTAAATATCCTTGATGGTGTAACTACGTCTACTGCAGAACTTAATGTTCTTTATGGAGTAACTGCTACTACTTCTGAAATTAATTATTTAAGTGGAGTTACTTCTGCTATTCAAACTCAAATTAATTTAAAACCAACTTTAAGGTATGAAGGCTCTATTGTAAATAGAAATATTTTTGTTCAAGCAGCACAGCCTACAGCAGTAAATGTTGGCGATATTTGGTTTGACTTCTAGGATATAGTATGGCTATTCAATGGGGATCCTGGGTATACGCTGGTGGAAACGGTATGCGTATTGGTCTGGATATATCCTGGTCAGCTGTTGATTCAGGATCATCTAGTACAACTGCAACAATAGCTGTTTGGACTCAAAATCAGTATAACTATGCTGATGCTCAAACAATTACATATGGTGGCTCATTATCTGGAACAACAAACTATACAAATAATGGTGCTACTGGAACTAGCACACAAAGAGCAACAAAAACTTATACTCACACATATGGCTCAAACCCTGCAACATTTACTTTTTCTGCAACACTTTCTGGTCTATACAATGGTGGAAATCCAAGTGTTTCAGTTTCCAGTACTACTCCAACTAGACCTGCTCCACCACCTCCACCACCTCCTCCACCTCCTCCGCCTCCTCCACCTCCTCCTCCAATATTTGCTCCATCTGCACCACAGTCATTTGCTGCAAATACTAACACTTTTGGACAAATAGGTCTTTCATGGTCAGCACCAGCTAGTAATGGCGGTTCTGCTGTAACTAGTTATGTGCTTCGTAATGGCACAACTGTGTTACAAAATAGCTTATCCACATCTTATACTCATACAGGTCTATCTCCAGATACGGATTATTCCTATACAGTTACTGCTGCCAATGCTGTTGGTGAAGGAGCTGCAGCATCTCTAACAGCTAGAACTCTTGGAGGAATTGTAAAAGTATGGAATGGTACACAATATGTAACAGCTATTCCAAAAGTGTGGAATGGATCATCATGGGTCAATGCTCAGGCAAGAGTTTGGAATGGAACAGAATGGAAATATGGAATTTAATATTTGACAATACAGATTCTATAAGATATAATTTTACAAAGTACTATAGATAGGAGAAAAAATATGGTACTCAATTTAACAAAATCACAAAAAGAAATGTTGCAATCTTATGGTCGTTCATTTCTAGGTGCAGCTATTGCACTATATATGGCAGGTAATACAGATCCTTATACATATATCTATGCCTTAGTAGCTGCATTTGCTCCAGTTGCAATTAGATTCTTTAATAAGAATGATATTGCTTTTGGAAAAGTTAATGGAAATTCTTCAGCAGATGAAGTTGCAACAGAAGTTGTTGCAGCAGTAAAGAAAGTTGCTAAAAAGGCTCCAGCTAAGAAGTCCTCATCAAAAAAAACTGATACAAAGTAAGATATACTAAACCATGCCATCTCCAACAATTGCTTTTTTAACCTACGACTGGTCATTCGGTGTAAAACCATTACAACCAAATGGCTGTGGTTGGTACAGATGCTATCTACCAATGAAGCAGTTGAAGGAGCATGGCTGGGAAAGTGGAATAGGTCTTCCAGGATTTAGTCCAGAACATGCCTTTGGAATTTTATTGCCAGAAGAAAAGGCAATTCATGGATGGGACATTATCGTATTAAAGTTAATCATGCTTGAAAGGTTTGTTGACCATGTTAAGAGAGCAAAAGAACTTGGTCAAAAAATTGTTGTTGATATTGATGATCATATGGAAGGTCTTGAAGAAACTAACCTTGCCTATAAAACAACTCATCCAGATTCAAATCCAAAAAATAACAGAGAGCACTATGTTGCTATTATGGATCAGGCAGATGCTTTAATTACTTCTACCCCATTTTTATATGATTTTTATAAAGAAAAATATCCAGAAAAACCAATCTTTATGGTAAGAAATGGCATAGACATTGAAAGATGGAATATGAGAAAAGATCATAAAGGATGGCTACCTACTTTTGGATGGGTTGGTGCAACACCTTGGAGATCTGGAGATTTAGAAACCCTTAATCCATTCTTTGGTGAATTCTTAAAACAAAAACATTTAAAGTTTCATCATGCAGGAAATATTATTAATGCTCCAACTGCTGCTCAGCAAATTGGAATAGATAAAAGACTTTGTACTGTAGAGCCTATGAAGACAATGTTAGGAGTTCCAGAACTTTATAGAAAAATGGATGTTGGAATTGTTCCTCTAAGAAATGTTCCATTTAATCATGCTAAGTCATATCTAAAAGGTTTAGAAAATGCAGCAGCAGGAATTCCTTTTATTGCATCTGGAGGACTTCCAGAATATCAGCTATTTGCTGATGAGGGCGTTGGAAGAATAGCAAACACACCTGATGAATGGATTGGTCATATGACAGAACTTTTAAATCCAAAAGTAAGACTTGAAGAAAGAATGAAAAATCGTGAAATCATATCTGAAAAATTCTCTATGAAGCAAAGAGGGTATGATTGGGACGAAGTGTTCAGAAAAATTCTTGCACTATAATATATGTATGGCTAAACTATTTATTAAAAGTGACGAATATTCAGAACCAGTTAAAACTTTTTTAAAAAAATATATTAGGCAAAATACTCCTTATAACTTAGCAGTTCACGAACAGAATGCTGACATATGCATTAGTTTATTTATCCCAGAATATCCAGCAGAAGAAAGATTTAATGCATATTTTTATAACAATACTGAGGGCATGGAAGATCTTGCAAATAAGATTTACTACCAATGTTCAAAGGCAGATATTAAAACAAGACCAGTCTCTAAAAGGTCTCTTCCAAGAGAAGAGTATGAATTAGATTTTAAATGTCCTACTTTAATTATTAATTTAACAAATGATTCAAAAGAAATTGATGAAGAAGTTTATGCACTTGTTATTGGTCAAGGTATTGTTTCTTATTTAAATCCTGGAACTGTGTTTGATACTTTTTCTGTAAAAGATAAAATTAAAAAGCCAGGGGATAAAAGTTTTGTCAATAGAAAATATATTCAAGAGCCAACAAGCAATACTAGACTGCTTTTTAAGAAGTAGCTAAAGAAATATATCCTTTAATTTTTTCTATTAAATTAACTCCTGGGTAAAAAGAAGTATGACATCCTAGACAATAAAAAAATACTTTATCATTGTTGTCAACTTTAGAAATAACAGTATCATCTGTATCAAACTTGCATTCTATTTTTTTTGCTTTATTAATTTTTACCAATTCGTTATAGTAGTTTACTTCTTGAATAGTCAACTCCATTTGCTTCTCCTTGAATAGTCGTGTAGAATATATCTATTACAATTTTATCAGAAGGACGTGTTACTAAATGTCATTTATTGACTCCAATGGATCTATAACAGACCCATACCGCAACTTTATTCATATTTCAAGGTACGCTCGTTGGATTGAAAGCGAAAACCGTAGAGAAACCTGGCAGGAGACTGTTGATAGATACTGCAATTTCATGAAAGATCATTTAGTATTAAATTATGGCTATAGCCCAAATGCAAAAATTTTTGATGAAGTTAGAGAAGCTATTCTAAAGCATCACATCATGCCTTCTATGAGGGCACTGATGACCGCAGGACCTGCTTTAGAAAGAGATCATATTGCAGCATATAACTGTTCTTTTATTGCTGTAGACAGCCCTAGAGCCTTTGATGAGGCAATGTACATTCTTATGAATGGAACTGGAGTTGGATTTAGTGTTGAGCAAAAGTATATTAACCAATTACCAGTAATTGCTGAGTCATTCTTTCAAACAAATACAACTATTGTTGTTGATGATTCAAAACTTGGTTGGGCAAAAGCTTTCAAAGAATTAATTGCACTACTTTATCAAGGTCAAATTCCAAATTGGGATGTGTCTAAAGTTCGTCCATCAGGAGCAAGACTAAAGGTTTTTGGAGGAAGAGCTTCTGGACCAGACCCCCTTGTTGACTTATTTAAATTTACCATTGAAACATTTAAACTTGCTGCAGGAAGAAAATTAAAGTCAATTGAGGCACATGACTTAATGTGTAAAGTAGGAGAAGTTGTTGTTGTTGGTGGTGTTCGCAGAAGTGCTTTAATTTCACTTTCTAATCTTGATGATTTTGAAATGGCAAAGGCAAAGAGTGGTCAATGGTGGGAGGGAAATGGTCAAAGAGCTTTAGCTAATAACTCTGCTGTCTATAATTCAAAGCCAAATACTGCACAATTCCTTCGTGAATGGAGAAACTTGTACGAGTCAAAGTCAGGTGAGCGTGGCATCTATAATATGGATTCTGTTCGTAAGCATATTGATAAGTTTGGTCGTAGAGATTCTAGTCTAGTTGGTGGAACAAACCCCTGTGGAGAAATTCTTCTTCGTCCAAATGAATTTTGTAATCTTACAGAAGTTGTTATTGAAGCATCTGATACAAAAGAAACACTTCTTGAAAAAGTACGCCTTGCTACAATTCTTGGAACTTGGCAGTCAACTTTGACAAACTTTAAGTACATCAGAAAGACCTGGAAAGACAACTGTGAAGAAGAAAGGCTTCTTGGAGTATCTTTGACAGGTATTTATGGAAATAAAATTACCGCTACAAATGGAAAAGCTTTAGAAGCACTTCTTGATGAAATGAGAGATCTATCTGTTTCAGTAAATGATAAAGAGGCTAAATCTTTAAATATTAATCCTTCAGTATCAATTACTTGTGTAAAGCCTTCAGGAACGGTCTCACAGCTCACAGGAGTATCCTCTGGTATTCATCCATGGTATTCAGAATATTATGTAAGAAGTGTTAGAGCAGACAATAAAGACCCTCTTACACAGTTCCTAAAAGACTCTGGAATTCCATTTGAACCAGATGTTATGAAGCCAGAAGCTACAACAGTTTTCTACTTTCCAATTAAGGCTCCAAAGAATGCAGTTCTTACAAAAGATTTAAGTGCAATTGATCATCTTGAAATGTGGAAAACTTATAGAACTCATTGGACAGAGCATAATCCAAGTGTTACTATTAATGTTGAAGAAGATGAGTGGATGCGTGTTGGTGCTTGGGTATTTGATAACTTTGATTCAATTGGTGGAGTATCATTTTTACCAGCAGTTGAGCATTCTTATAAACAGGCTCCATATCAAGAAATTTCTAAAGAAGAATACGAATCTTGGGTTAGCAAGATGCCTGACTCAATTCGTTGGGATATGCTTTCTTTATATGAAACAACTGATGGAACAACTGGAAGCCAAGAGCTATCCTGCGTTGCAGGAGCATGTGAAATTGTAGACATTACAAGATAGTCTCTATGATAAAATAGACTAGAGGTAATCTATGTCCTACACACGTTCAAATCTTTATGCTTCAAGAATATATGCTGAGCATCCTATTGCTTTGTGGGCTATGGATGAGCCAAATTATTTTGTTTCTTTAATTTCTCAAGAAGAAAAAGGGATTACTACATCAAATTGGAATTTTCTTAACGCAACTAGTTCTTCTGCACCTTTTACTTTATCAGGATATCCTTTTGATGACCTAAATGTAAACAAAATATATTTAACCTCAGCATCTAGTTCTCCAGTAGAATATATGGTATCTTTATCTTCTTCAATATCTTATCTAGAATTTGATGCAAATAAAGGAAGTGTTTCTATTTCTAGCTATGTTTATATACCAGAACAGACTCAAATTTTACATGCAGATATTGGATTTATAGTTAATGGTGAAGAGTTATATACTAGACATTCTTACTTAAATTTTAATACTTGGGAAAATATATCTCACACAAGCACAACCTCTTCTAATGGATTTACTCCTTTTATAAGAATAATTTTTGATCAAGACATAGCAGCAACTGAATCACAAAGCTCTTTATATTTTAATGGAGTATCTGTAGGACAGTGGTCAGAACCATATACGTCAGTAAGCACTGGAATCCCTTGGAATGAGCTGGCAACATTGTCAGGAAGCATATCCTCTTTAATAGATTTTAATGGCAGCATACAGTGTACAACTCTTGATTCTTATGGATATAACGAATCTGACAATGGATATGTACTCTCTCTGAACAATTCTTTACTTGCAGAGCTTAGTGGAACTCCAATGGTTTATGGTTCAAGTGGAAATATTAAACTTAACAAAAATGTTTTTCAAACAGGAACCTCATCTTCAGCTTATGCAGAGTATGTAACAAATACAGGATCAACTGTATATCTTACAGAGCAGCAATACAAAAAGTTTCCATCTTTAGTTTTTCCAGGTAAAGGATTTTTAAATCAATTTGGATATAACAAAACTTTAACCACAGAGTTCTGGCTAAGAATTAGTCCAGAGGAAACTTCTCAAACAAGAATTTTTGGACCTCTATCATCTGATGATGGCATATACATTGATAAAGACTTTATAAAATTAAATGTTGGAAAGTATAGTAAGTCATACTTTATTGGAAAATGGTATAGACCAATGCTTGTGCATTTTTGTCAGAGTCCAAATGAAATATTCTTAATGATTAATGGAGAAAAGGTTATATCAATTCCAATAGATTCTTTAAGCATTAGTACATTTACGCCAGCAGACGAAGACCTTTTAGGATTTTATACAGATGATAAAATTTACCTACACGAGATAGATTCGTTTTCGATATTTCCTTATGTTGTTGCAGAACAAGTTGCAAAGAAAAGATATGTTTTTGGTCAAGGAGTCCAGGAACAAGAGAACATTGTTGGAGCACTTAATGGAAACCTTTCTTATGTAGATTTTCCATTTTCTGGATATAGCTCTACAATTAAATATCCAGATAGAACAAGATGGGAAGATGGATTTTATAATAACATAGTTGCAAATAGTCAAGGTATTTCTTTACCAGAATATGAATTACCAGAAGTAATTTTTAACAACAATACCTCTTTGTCTAGTGTTGAAAAATCCTTAGTAAGCTCAGGATTCTATGAAGACAACTACTCTGTTCAAAATGAAGATTATCCTTTTATTGTAATGGATCCAACTGGATACTATATAGGAAACGGATCTTATGGAACTATTTATTTTTCAAAATTAAACCAGACAAATTATCAAACAAGATCTATTCACTCTATATTAAAGTCTTCAGGAGATGTTTCAACTAGACAATCTTTACTTTATATAGCAAATAGTACACAAAATAATATTTTTGAGGTAGCAATTGAATCTGGAAGTATTAAATATCTTTATAACGATGTTTTACTAGAATCTTCACCTATTTCAGCTAGTTCATATTTTGCAGTGGGCATTGACTTTAATAAAATTGAGCAATCCTACCACTCCACCATTGGATCATTCTTTTCAAGACCAGAAAGCTTATCTTTAAATTTTGCAGGAAATCAAGAAGATGTATTTTTAGGTAAAATATTTTCTTTAACAATCAATAATGATTTCTTTACAGATAAAGATGGTAGTCAAATATTTAATTCTTCAGGGATAGCAATTAAAAACTTTAATAGCGAACTATATGACTATATTGGATCTTATACACTTGTTCCAAAGTCTTCAAATTCTGAGATTATTTTAGATGTTGCCGTATCTGGATACTGGGAAAACTCTATCCCACTGTCTTATTTTGGAAAGTATATAACACAGTCTAATGGAGAACTAAAGTATGACCTAGATATTCTTCAGTTTAACATTGATACTCCAAGTTCTATATTCTCAAAGTTCAATCAAGAATCTTCAGATTATCAAGAAACTTTATCTACAAAAGTTTTTGTAACACTTCAAAATATTATTGAAATTGGTCAAACAGTTTATACTCAGTTTACAAATACAGAGCTTGTTGGAATGAATAGGGTGCTAGATTTAGGATCAATAATTTCTTCAGATGATACAAAATATAAAATTAACGATGGGACTATAATCTATCCACCAAAAGACATTTCTGGGTTTATAAATTACTATATTACTTTACATATTGAAATTTCTTCTAGAGGAACAAGAACAGAAAATGTAAAAATTAAAAACATGTCTTTGTCCTCACTATCTTTTGATGAAGGAGAGTTTTTCTCAATCAATACTCCTGCTATAGGAAAATTTTATCCAATAGTAAAAAATGAAGATCAGTATGTATATAAAAGAAAGATACCTGTAGTAATTGATACAGAATCTTCTCCATACTTATATTTGTCAGGAAATTCTGGAATAGAGGTATTGCCAGAAGTTGATGAAAACCTAGTAAAGGGTATTTCTGTTCCAATAAATCAAACTTTAAAATCTGATCAAACTATTGTTGGAATGCAAATGTTTTTGATGTATAACGAATCAAACTTATTTTTTGAAAGAAAAAAGATAGGAAAGATATTTAACTCAGATATATCTTTTGATATTGTTCTAGTTCCTGAAGAAGATGGAAAAAGAGCTTTCTTTAAAATATTTAATACACAAACTGGTCAGCAGCTAAAAAACACCAAATTCTTTTTAAATGGAGTATTAGTGAGTCAGGTAGTTATACAGCCACTATCTTGGAACTATATAGTTATGTCATTTGAAATAGAGCCAGGAGAAACTCAACATCCAATCTACCTTAATGGATCTATTGGTCAAATAGAAATTTATTCAGGAGTAAAGGTTGATAATGTTGCAAGTTTTGCAAAACTGGATGTTCTTGAGCAACCCTTAGTTGTATATGATAGATGGAATGATGTTGATGATTTTAATTGGCAATATTGGTCAGCTTCATCTTCCTGGCTTAGAGCATTAAATGAAAACCCACTTGGCGTTACTATTCTTTCTTTAGATGGTCAAGAAATATTTAATACATATTCTGGTCTTTCTTCAGGTATTGGAAACGATGATAGCATAGTTAATGTTACTTTTGACTCTGTTGTTATATTAAATGACGCAGACTGGGACACTTATTTGGTTTAAGTGATAATTTATGGTACAATGATGTCATGGATTATATAGAAGGCTTACAAAAAATGCCAAACAAGCCAAAAGTAAAGGTAGTAGAGAATACTTCTGAATATGGTTTATATGTTTGGAAAATGGAAACTGGTAAAATATTTGGTGATGGAAATGGAAGTTTTATGAACATTCCTGCCAGAAAATATGATATTGGTGCGATTAATAGAATTACACAGGCTGCAGCCCACTACGGTGCTGGTCCTGGAAAGGCAGTATTTATGCCAGGAGTAACAAGAGTTACAGAAGAAGAAAACTCTGTTCAGATTGATAGAATGAAGCAGGGATATATTCCAGATGAATTTGATACTGGAGCTTTCATAGATGCTGCAAAGGGGCTGAAAAAGCATGGAGATGACTGAAACTATTGCAAGACTAGATAACTTAGATAAGAATAAGCCTTCTGCAAATAAAAGTGATGATTTCTTACTTGAAGCAGATATAGTAAAAAGCTTCGATGGAATTGATGCAAACTTTAAAAGAAGAATAACTAGAATGAGCAAAGCTTACACTGGTCAAGATGGTGCTAAGTCAAAGCAGTTATTTCCAGAACAAGACATTACAACAGCCTACGGTCTTTTTGACGTAGTTCTTCCACCTTACAACCTTGATGAACTTGCATTCTTCTTTGATAACTCCTTTGCAAACCATGCTGCAATTAATGCCAAGGTTGCAAATACAGTAGGTCTTGGATATAACTTTATTATGTCTGATATTGTTAAAGCAAGAATTGAAGAGATTGAAGATGTTAATCAAAGAGTTAGAGCACAAAGAAAAGTTGAAAGGGCAAAGAGTGAGCTAACTGCTTGGTTAGAAGAATTGAACGATGAAGATACTTTTACCCATGTTCTTGAAAAAGCTATGACAGATTACGAAGCAACTGGAAATGGCTATATTGAAATTGGTAGAAAAAATACTGGAGAGATTGGTTACATTGGTCATATTCCAGCAACGACTGTTCGTGTAAGAAGACTTCGTGATGGGTATATTCAAATTGTAAATCAAAGAGTAGTCTATTTTAAAAACTTCCAAGATAAGAAAACAGTAAATCCTGTTACTACAGATCCAAGACCAAACGAATTGATTCATATTAAAAAGTACAGTCCAAAGAATACCTATTATGGTGTTCCAGATGTAGTGTCTGCAGCAACTTCTGTTGTTGGAGATCAACTTGCTGCAAGATACAATATTGATTACTTTGAAAACAAGGCTGTGCCAAGATACATTGTTACTCTAAAAGGTGCAAAGCTTTCCTCTGATGCAGAAGATAAGTTATTTAGATTCCTACAGTCTGGTCTTCGTGGACAAAATCATAGAACTCTTTATATCCCACTTCCTGGTGATGCTGCAGATAACAAGGTTGAGTTTAAGATGGAGCCAGTTGAAAATGGTATTCAGGAAGGATCGTTTGATAAGTATAGAACTTCAAATGTTCACGACATCCTTATGGCTCATCAAGTTCCTATTTCTAAAGTTGGATCAGATCCTGGTAGCTCAATTGCCTCTGCTCTTGTTTCAGACAGAACATTCAAAGAGCAGGTTGCAAGACCATCACAAAAGAATTTGGAAAAAACAATTAATAAGCTTATTAAGGAAAAGACAGATATTCTGTTACTAAAGTTTAATGAGCTAACTCTTACAGATGAAAACACTCAGAGTCAGATTGATGAAAGATATCTAAGAGCACAAGTTGTTGTTCCAAATGATATTAGACCAAGATTAGGATTACCAGTAATTCCGCAAGGAGATACTCCAGTAGTTATGACCCCTCAACAACGTGCAGAGCAAAATGCTCAAATGGCTGGAACAAGACAAAGAGATCAACAAAGAACCAACGAAGCATCTGATTCAACTTCTACCACAACAGGAAGAAATCCTGGTGGAGAAGGAAGATCAGTGTTATAATATAACAATATTATAAACATATAAAAATACATATATAATAGGAATAAGATGTCTGCTTTAAACAAGGCTTATTGGACTTCGGACAACGATGATATCAAGTTGTCTATGCCAATCGCCAAAATAGATGAAGAGCGTAGAACCGTTTCTGGGTTTGCTACGCTTGATAATATTGATAAGCAAGCTGATATTGTTCCTACAGATGTCAGCATTAAAGCTTTTGAAACGTTTCGTGGAAATTTAAGAGAGATGCATCAGCCTATTGCAGTTGGCAAGGTAGTAAATTTTAGACAAGAAAAGTTTTTTGACAAAAGCACAGACAAGATTTATAATGGTGTTTATGTAGATGCATATATTTCTAAAGGTGCACAAGATACTTGGGAAAAAGTTCTTGATGGAACTTTAACAGGATTTTCAATTGGTGGAGTAATCAAGGAAGCAGAAAATTCCTGGGATGAAAATGTTGAAAAGACAATTAGAATTGTAAAAGATTATGAACTTCATGAACTATCTTTGGTAGATAATCCAGCAAATCAATTTGCAAATGTTGTGTCTATTCAGAAGATTAACAAAGATGATCAAATAGATGGTATAATTACAAAAGCAGATATTGAAAATGTCTACTGGTGTGAGAATGACGGTCTTGTCAGACTCTCAGAAGTTGAAGATTCAAGCTGCCCTTCATGTGAAGTTAGCATGAAGAATATTGGTTTCGTAGAGACAAAGGATACAGAAAAGGCTATGATGGTTAAATCACTTTTAAACAAGTTCATTGGTTCTTCAGACTTGTCAAAATCTAATGATGTTTCCGAAACCCCAGAGACTTCAGGCGAAACGTCTGAAACAGCGATTGACAATAATGCGTCAATTGTAAAAAACAATATAGAGGAGGAGAACAACGTGTCAGAAGAAAATACAGTAGTAGAAGAGACCGTTGAAGAAGTTGCAACTGAAGAAGTTGTTGCTGAAACTCCTGCCGAAGAAACCGTAGAAAAGTCAGTTGACGCAGTTGACGCTGTTGAGGAAACAGTAGTTAAGTCTGCTGATCCAGAAGAAGCACCTGCAGAAGATGTTGCAGACGAAGATGCTTCCGATGACGTTGAAGTTGAAAAGTCTGTTGCTGAAGCTAGTGCAACTGATTCTGAGCTTGTAAAAGCTGTTGACGAAATTAAGGTTTCAGTAACAGAGGCAGTGAGTGAACTTGTTTCAACAATTAAGTCACTAAATGAAGAGATTGCAGACCTTAAGAAAGGTCACGCCACAGTAGCAGAAGAAGTTGCTGGAGTAAGAGGCAGTCTTGAAGAGTTTGGAAAGCGTGTAGATGGTCTAGAAGACGAAACCGCTGTCCGCAAGTCTGGCGATCTTGGCGGGATCGTTCAGGGAACAAAAATACAAAAAGGGTCTATGTGGGGTGGACGTTTCCTAAATTCCGCTGACCTATATCATTAAGAGAAACTGGAGGTGAAATAAAAAATGACAGAAAACAATGAAATTTTAGAAAAGGCTGCTGCTGCTGGAACAATTGCGTCTGGTGGCATTGGTGGAGTATCTACTCCAGCAGCTGGAATTCTTGACAATACTAACCCAGTTGGTGATCTAGTGTCTGATGGCGGTATTTTGCAGCCTGAACAGTCACGTCAGTTTATTGAGTATATCTTTGAACAGCAGGTACTAGCACAAGATGGTCGTAGAGTCACGATGAGAGCTAACACAACTGAGCTTGAAAAGATGAATGTTGGAGAGCGTGTAATCCGTGCAGCAGCCCAGGCTGATGCAACCTACACAAATGCTGACGTTCAGTTTACCAAGGTATCACTAACCACCAAGAAGATTCGTCTTGACTGGGAAGTATCTAGCGAAGCTCTTGAAGATAATATCGAAGGTGCAGGTCTTGAGGATCACTTGGTCCGTACAATGACCCGTGCATTTGCAAACGATCTTGAAGATCTAGCTATCAATGGTACAGGAACTGGTACAAACAGCTTCCTTAACATCCTTGAAGGCTTCGTTTCAATCGAAGCTGATGGTAACTCAGCAGCATATGGTACAACTATTGAAGACTTGCAGGGACTTGTTCTTGCAATGCCTCGTAAGTACCGTGGCTCTCGTTCGAACATGAAGTTCTATGCAGATACCGAAACCGTTGCTTCAATTATCAATGGTCTTGGTTCTTCAGGTAACTTGAATTCAGAGCGTATTGTTGAGCGTGTAATTGATGGAGCTGCTCCGCAGACCCTTGGTTCACCAATTCAGTACCGTGTTCTAGGTCTTCCATTAGTTGAAGTTCCTTTGATGCCAGCTGGTTATGTATCACTTACATTCCCAGAAAACCGCATTTGGGGCTTCCAGAGAGACGTAACAGTACACCGTGAATTCAAGCCAAAGAAGGACACTGTAGAATATACAGTATTCCTACGCTTTGGTGTTGCAATCGAAGAAACCGATGCAGTAGCATTCATGCAAGACTAATTATAGTCAGTATTGGAGGGGAGGCATTAATTTGTCTCCCCTTCATCTATTTATGAATGATATAATAATATAGATGTATTATGACAAAAGTTAAAGATAATCTTGTTTGTTTATTTGTAGAAAATGCAAGTGTCTATGAAAAAACTCTTGGTAAACTTAATAAAGGTTATAACGTTGTAAGTAAAGAAGATGCTGATATATGGGTTAGTAAGTTCCCCAAAATTAGAGTCACATCTCCAGAGGAGGTAGCCGAAGTTTTCGGTGTTAAATAATGGAAGTTTTAAGAATTAATGGGAGCGTCCCAACAGTTTCGTTTTCAGACCTTGTTCCAAGTGGAACTTATACAATTGAATACTCTGACCTTTTGACAGATGAAACTTTCTCAGCAAGTGCAACCGCAAATGGCTCTGGAGATATTAATTTTACACTTGATAGTAAATATATTTCATATGATGCAAATTTAGAAGCAAGAGTTCTTGACACATATGATGAAGAAGTTATTGTTACAAATATTGATATTTTAAGACCATACTGTGATATATACAGCTTAGCAACAGAGATGGGAAAAACAGTTGCCCAAGTAAAAGAAATGGAAAGAATTGCAAGATATATTGTAGATTCTGAAACATTTGGCGGATTTAAGTTTGTAAGAAAAGAAAAAGAAGTAGTTGGAATGGGATCTGACTATTTAGTTATTGATGAAAAGATTTACAAGCTTTATAAGTTATATGAAAACCTTGAGCTTGTTTATGATGCTAATTCACAGAATAATGATCAAGAGTTTGAAATATCTAAAGATAAAACTTCAATTGTTTTAACCCAGACAGAAACAAATAGGGTTAACTACAATAGAGTTTGGAGAGACAGATATTTAGATGTAGATTTTGCAGACGGATTTGAATACCTTGTTGATGCAGATTTTGGATGGAAGGTAATTCCTCAAGATATTCAAGAAGCAACAAGATTGCTTATAGGGGATATATCAAGTGATAATATGAGATATATAAATAAGTACATTGAGTCTTTTGATAATGACGATTTTAAAATTAAGTTTGCAAAAAATTTCAATGCATCTACTGGAAATTTGGTAGTAGACAGAATTCTACAAAAGTATAAGAATAACATCCGTCTTGGGGTGTTATAATGCTTTTTAATTCATCCCTTGATGATATTCTTTACCCAATGACTGCTGACATTTACTATGCAGTAGAAACACAGTCTGAATATGGAAACATGACTAGAACTTGGCAATTTGATAGAACTGTAAATTGTTCAGCAATCACTGCTACTTCTGGAGAACTAACTGCAGAACTTAGGGTAAAAGATAAATTTTTAGACTATAATTCTTCTGTATTCTTTAGAACTAATCAGGACATTAGAAAAAGCTCTTCTGGAAAGTACTATCCAATAACAGCAACTGCAGTCACAAATATGAGAGATCCAAATGGGGATCCAGTCTGGATTAATACAGAAAATCTTAAAACAAAAGCTGAAACTGTTAAAACAAAGTATGAAGTTAAAACAATTATTCCAAGATTTGATATGTTCCATAATATTGGCATGTATACTGTATTTCTTAATCGTTCAGCTAACCAAAAGTGGGATATACCAGAATGATAAGAGCAAGAATTAAAGGTGACAATGTTGTAAAAATGCTTAGAAACTCTGTTGAGTATTCAAGTGCATTCGCTACAGAATTAAAAAGAAATCAAGATACTTTAAATAAAAAACTTGGAGAAGAGTCAATTGATGCTTTTTATGATTATCTTGATAGTCTTGCGAGATCTCATCCAGGAATGCTTCATCACGTCTATGAGTGGGGGGAAGTTGGAAACCCTATGGAAAGACTGTTTGATTTAACAATGTCTGTTAATAAAACATCTGCAGTTATAGATGCTGAGTTTTTAGAGTCCAGAGTTCCTTCTCCAACATCTACAGAACCATTTTATGACAAGGCAGAAATAATGGAAGATGGAAGAACTGTTACAATTAACCAAGTAGAAGCAAAAGCACTATTTTTTGAATCAGATGGAGAAGAATTTTTTAGAAGTGGTCCAATAGTTATTGCCAATCCTGGTGGAGAGGCAACAAGAGGATCTTTCTTAAAAGCATTTGATGAATTTTATGGATCATATTTTACAGAAGTTCATTTAAAAGCAATTAGATTTTATCAGTATTTTCAAAATCCAAAAGTTTTTGAAAAATATTTTGCTTCTGCAACAAAGGGTGGGGCTTCTGCAAAAGGTAAAAAAGCTGCACTATCATGGATAATGAATGCACCAGGAGGTAGCTATGGTGGTATATAGACCAGAAAATATTATTAACCTATATGTTTGGGAACAGTTCAAAACTCATGCCCCAGCATTCTATAACCTTTATGGTCCAACTTCTGGTGGTCCAGATATCGTTCCTTTCTTTCCTGCTCCAGCAAACAATCTTCCAACTGCTGTAATTGATAATGATTTGCCATATGTTATGTTTGATAAGTTTAGTAGAGTCCGTGGAGGCTATAAATATTTCTACCCTATCAAGACTGACCAAATGAGATATACAATCGTTGGTGGCTCTCTGTACGACATTAATAGGAACCAGCAGGATAGGTATGCAACTACTATAAACCTTACAAGTCTTATTCAAAGCATTTTAGACAGGGAAGACGATGCTGCAAGAGATATTAATGAATTTACCAAGACTCTTCCAGATTATAACAATCCTAACTATCCAGAATTAAGCAAATATTACTTTCACTGTGTAAATGTTTATCAGTCTGGATTCACAGATACTCAGCAAGATGTCTCTGATTTTATGGAATATAACCCTACAAGAGACCTTATTATTAAATATGACTATCATTCTAAACAGTTTAATGAGTAATAAAAACTAGATGTATACTTAGATTAGGAAACGCCAATACCCTATAAATTTTAAGACTAAAAGTGAGGTGTAAAAAAATATGGCTACTCGTGGAAATTCCAATCAAATTATCGTAGGTGCAGCCCAGCTCTTCGTTTCGAAGCAGGGTCCACTAGAATACAACTCTGTTGTAGACGAATATGTATTCGGCAGTGCTTCAGTATCAGGTATTCCAGCATTCGTTGCAGGAACACTTTATGCAGACACAGTTGAAGCAGCTACCACAAACTGGAGAAACGTAGGCTACACCATGAATGGTTTGGAAGTACAATTCCAACCAGATTTTGGTGAAGTACAGGTTGATCAGCTTCTTGACGTTGCTAAACTTTACAAGCAAGGTATGCAGGTGAACATGGTTACAGCATTTGCTGAAGCTACACTTGAAAATCTTGTTGTTGCAGTTGCAACTGCGGATTCTAACTTCAATGATGCAGATCCAGATGAAGTAACACTTAACCTCTCAGCAGGTGATCTAGGTGAAGTTCCTTTGGAACGTGCACTTATCGCTGTTGGTCCAGGTTCTGGCGATCCTAGTGCAACTGGTGCAGATCAGGTTGAGCGTGTCTATGTTGCACACCGTGCTCTATCTATTGATAGTGTAACTGTGTCAGCAAAGCGTGATACTCCTTCTATGTACGAAGTATCATTCCGTTTGCTTCCAACTGCTAATGGCTCATACGGTAAGATTGTTGACCGTGTAAAGGGTGCATAACCTAATATAATTAAATAATAGAAGCTACCCACTCTCATTAATTTGGGGGTGGGTAATTTCTTTTATAAAGGGCTTTTATGCTATAATTGAATATATTCTACAGGAGGAATAAATGGCAACTAGTGTATATGAAGTTGTAGAAGTAGAGCTATTAGACGGCTCTACTATTTCTATGAAACCACTAAAAATCTCTTTACTTAGAGAGTTTATGAAAGAGTTTCAAAAAATTGGTGATCCAAAGATTGCAGAAGATAATATTAAATCTATGGATTTATTGCTAAGCTGTGCAACTATTGCAATGAAGCAATATAGTCCAGAACTAGCAACTAAGGAACAGTTAGAAGAAATCATGGATCTTCCAACTGTATATAAGGTAATCGAAGTGGCTGCAGGGATTAAGTTGAACGACCCAAACGCACTGGCAGCGGCTCTAGTTGGGACGAACTAGATCTTGCTGAGTTAGAATCAAGAGTATTTCTTCTGGGATTCTGGAAGAATTATTCTGAAATGGAGGAAAGTATATCAATGCCTGAACTAGTAGCAATACTAGAAGCTAAGAATGAGCAAGACTACGAGCATAAAAAATTCTTGGCTGCATTACAAGGTGTTAATATAGATTCTTCTTCGTCCGAAAATAAGTGGGAAGAGATAAAGGCTAGAGCTTTTAGCAATGGTGCTACATCTAATCCTAACGACATCCTTGCCTTGCAAGGTGCTGCAGCTAAAAGAGCTGGATTTGGCATTGGACAAGGTTTGGATTACGAGGTGATTACTGAATAATGGCTGAGGTCGCAAAAGGCATTATTGATATTGAGATTAACACAGGTAGTGCTGCGTCTCAACTTCAATCTCTTCAAGCACAGATTAATGCTTTTAACCTTGCCCTTAATAAAAGTAACAAGGCACAAGGAACTTTTGCTGCTGAATATTCCAAAGAATTGCAAAATGCGATTAATAAAACTGGACTATTTACGGCAGAGACCATTAGGCTATCAACTGCTGCTGCCACTTTAGATAAAACTTTGTCCAAGGGTAAAACAACTCTTGGGCAATTTTTTAGTGCAAAATTTAATAAAGATAGTGCGATTGCAGCAGAAACAATGGCACTTGCTGCAGAACGTGCTAAGAGACTTCAAACACAATTTATAGCAACCTCTGGTGCTGCAAATGGTTTTCAAGAAGCAATAGCAGTTAGACCACTTGCTGCATTTTCTTCAGAAGCAGCAGTCGCTGCTCAAAGAACTCAAATTCTTTCTAATATGTTTAAGCAAGGAACTACACAGCTTGTTAATTTTGGTAAGAACGTTCAGTGGGCTGGTCGTCAGCTTATGGTTGGTTTTACAGTACCTCTTACAATTTTTGGATCAGTTGCTGGAAAAACTTTTATGGACCTTGAAAAACAGGCTGTTGCTTTTAAAAAGGTGTATGGTGACATTTTTACAACTCCAGCAGAATTAGATAAAAATTTAGAAGCTGTAAAAGGTTTAGCTGCTGAATATACAAAATATGGCATTGCTGTAAAAGACACAATTGGACTTGCTGCTCAGGCTGCTGCTGCTGGTAGACAAAATGCTGACTTAACAGATGCTGTTTCACAAGCAACAAGACTTGCAACGCTTGGTCAAATGGATCAAAATGCAGCACTTGAAACAACAATATCTTTGCAGTCTGCATTTAGATTATCTGGTAAAGATCTTGCAGATACTATTAACTTTTTAAATATGGTTGAAAATCAAACTGTTGTATCTTTGCAAGATATTGCTGCTGCTATTCCTCGTGTAGCCCCAGTTATTCAAGGTCTTGGTGGTAACGTAAAAGACTTAACAGTATTTCTTGCAGCAATGCAAGAAGGTGGTGTAGATGCTGCTGAAGGTGCTAATGCTTTAAAGTCTGGTCTTGCATCTTTAATTAATCCAACAAAACAGGCTACAGAAATGTTGTCTGGAATGGGAATAAATCTTCAATCTATTATTGAAGCAAATAAGGGAGACCTTATGGGAACTGTTAGATCTTTTGCACAAGCCCTATCCTCACTTGATCAATTTTCAAGACAACAGGCATTAGAACAAGTGTTTGGTAAATTCCAGTATGCAAAACTTGGTGCACTATTTGACAATATCTCTAGAAAAGGATCACAAGCACAACAAGTTATTGAAACAATGGGGTACTCTACAGAACAACTTGGTGCAACTGCAGATAAAGAATTAAAAACAATTGAAGAATCTTTTGGTGTGCAATTAACTGGAGCAGTAGAAAGATTTAAATTAGCAATTGCTCCTATTGGTCAATTATTTGTTCAACTTGCAATTCCAGTTGTTAATTTTATTACAAAAATTGTTGAAGGATTTAATGGTCTTACAGAAGGTCAAAAGAAATTTACTGCTATTGCTGCAGTAATTGTTGGCGTTGTAGTTCCTGCAGTAACCATGCTTACTGGTTTATTCTTAAACCTTGTTGGAACTCTTGCAAAAATGACACAAGGAATGGCACTATTTAGCAAAGGATTTATCACTGGTGGTCCAATTGGAGCATTTAAAGCACTAACTCAAAGTTCCAAATATTTAAGTCTTTCTGAAATGGATGCAGCTATGGCTGCTCAACAACTTTCAGGTGCAAGTCAAGTTTTAAATGCAACTCTTATTGAACAAGTTGGAACAGCAAATGCAGCAGCAGCAGCTATTGCTAATTTAACAAAGGCATATAGTGCAATGGCTGCAACACAAGGTGCTGCAGGAGGACTACCATCGTTTGGAGTTGCTAGTGCTGCTGGAACTAATGCTGCAAAGGGTGTTAAGACTGGTGGAATTAGAATAAGGGGATTAAGAAGAAATACTGGTGGTGGAGTTCCTGGTGTAGGAAACACAGATACAGTTCCAGCAATGCTTACTCCTGGTGAGTTTGTTGTAAACAAAAAAGCTACTAGTCAAAACCTTGGACTTTTAAAAGCTATTAATAATGGTGGAATTCAAAAATTTAGTCAGGGTGGAAATGTTTTAGATGAGATTGCTGCTGTAAGAGCTATAGGATTTGGTGCTACTGGATCTATTCCTTCAATAAGAAGAAATCCTGCTCAAAGAGCCGTATCTATTGGTGGAATGTTTTCTGAATTTGCTAGATCTCTTATGGTAGCAAGACTTAATCAAAGATCAGGTTTTGGAGGATTTAGAAGGGTTAATCTTAGAGGAAGGTCTGCAAGTGGAAGAATTTCTGGATCTTCAAATACATCATATTCTGGAACACAGGGAGGATCAGGATATAAGCCATATACTGCTTCAAGAATTGAAAATATAATTGACTCTTCTTTTGATGAATATGGTGGTGCAGCTGCAAGAAGCCAGCTCGTATCTGGACTAACAAGGCAAGAGGGACAAAGATCTTCGTCATTAGTTTTTGGACATGCAGTTACTCCAGAATTTTTATCATCAACACAGGGCATTGGTGCACAATTTGGAACTAGAGGAAGTTATCCTAGAGCAAATGTTTCACAGCTTAGAGGAAGAATTTTTGGAACTAGTGCAAGAGATGTTAGCTCTGATGCACTACTAGATATACTTCCATCAACTGGTGCAGTAATTCCACAAAGGTTTAATAGTCAATTAGGAAGAGGCTCTGGAGCACCAGCACAAGGATTTGGAAAAGCTGAGTGGTTTCATGAAATTGAATTAATTGAATTTTTAAAACAAAGAGGAGTTCCAGCACAAAATATAGTAAAAGCAGCAAAAAGAGCTGCAGAATTAAAAAATAGATTTTTTAGAAATTATAATGGAAATATTGATGAACAAACTTGGGGAAGAATTCAAAATGCAGCAGAAAGACAAGCAATTCTACAGTTAAATTCTGGAGGATCTGTTCCAGGAACTGGCAATAGAGATACAGTTCCAGCCATGCTTACTCCAGGAGAATTTGTTGTAAATAAAAAAGCAGCTAGTCAAAATCAAGGAATTCTTGAAATGATGAATGGTGGAAAAGTTAAAGGATACGAAGATGGTGGACAGGTCGTAGCAGGAAGAGGTTCAAGAATTTTATCAAGAGCAAAAGGTGTTGCTGGAGGTCTTGGAATTTCCAGTATGGCAGGTTCTGCATTAGGTTATGCAGTTGGCGGAAATACAGGAGCTTTAATTGGATCTATTATTGGACCAATGTTGGCAAAGCCAGCAAAACTGGTTGGACTACAACTTTTAAAACTTGGAGTGCCAGTTCTTTCAGCCACTGCAGGATTTGCCCTTGCAGGATTTGCAATATATAAATTAAATAAAAGTTTAAATGATGCACAAAAGTCTGGAGCAAAGTTGTCAGACGCTATGTATGGATCTGCGGAAAAAACAAAAGCTATGGGTGAAGCTTTTGGAAGAGAAAGTTATGCACAAGCCTCTAGAAGAATGGCTGTTGAAAAAGCTGGTGGTCAAGAAATAACACAGGAAGCACAAGCAGCTTCTAGTGAATTTTTGAAAACAGATGCAGCTACTCAAATGAAAAAAGATTTAGAACTTGTTAAAAAATCTGGAGAAGATGTTGCATTAGCTTTAAGAAATCAACTTGCTTCATCAATTATAGCTGGAGTAATTAGTCCAGAAGAGGCAAAGGCAATTGCTATAGACATGGGCAAGGAGCTAAAGGATCAAAAGTTAGCAGTTAATGTTGCTGGACAACTAAGCTCTTTACTTGGTCCTAATGGAGAAAAGCTTTTAACAGATCCTACTGGAATTGTAATTGCTATAACTCCTCAGATTGATAAAAACAAAGTTAAAAATGATGCACAAGATGCATACAATGAATTAAATCCTTTACAAGCATTTGGTCAATTCTTTAAAGGTGGAAAAGAAGAGTTTATAAGAAATTTCTCAATAGAGACAATATCTTCTCAAAATGCTTCAGCATTAGCTAAAGAAGCAGAAGCAAGAGCAATGCTTAATGCACAAGTTCAAGAAGGTACAATAACTCTTGAGCAATATATCAAAGCTGTTGGAAGTCTTGGAGAAGCTTCTAAATCAAGTCAAAAAGCAGTTGCTGATGCAAATGCTCAGGCTTTAGGCTTTGCAGATGTAGCAGCAATGAACTCTGCTGCAAATAGAATGTCTGATCGTCAAAAACAGTTGGATACAAATACTGGTGCAAATGGACAGACTTTAACTGTAGAACAAAGAAACCAGCTATTAAATGAAGGATCTCAAGACATTGCAGGAAAACAAGCACTAGAATCTGCAAACAAAATAAAGGAACAGCTTAGAACAATCTTACTAGAGTCTGGATATGAAGATGCAGCAGCACAGTCAATAATTAACGGTGTAGAGCAAGGATTAGCTTCTGGTAGAGTAGGAGATGCTGCTGGACTTTTTGCAAAAGTAATATCTGGAGAGTTAAGAGCTACAGATGTTGAAATGGTTGCAAGGCTTAAGCTAGAGGGTAATCTTGATCAAGCAGGTCTTGATGATTTAATTGCTAAAATTGATATATTAAGAACTGACCCAGAAGTTGATTTAAAATTTAATTTTAATAGTACTAATACTTCTAAAGATATTAATGATATATTTGCACTATATGATAAACTTCAAAAAACTCCAGATATTACAAAGAAAATGTTTGCTGAAGATAAATATACATCTGTATTCAAGCAATTTGGAATTGATTATAATAAAATAGCAGCACTACCTGATTTAGAACAAGCAATTGTAACAACAAATCTTCAAAGATATGTAGATTATAGGGCAATAATTGTTAAGGATAGAGCTACAGATCCAGGTGAAGTTGCAAGAGATTTAAGAATTTTAGAGGACACCCTTGGTAAAAATATTAGAAGTACTTTTGGTACAAATTCTGGAGTAGATAAGCAACAAGATTTTTCAGGTTTTGGATCAGGTTCTGGAGGCGGTAGTGGAAAAGCTAATGAACTTAAGAAAATGCTTATGGAAAGATTTAGGCTTCAAGAAATGCTTATTGATAAAGAAGCAGAAGGTTTTAATAATAGAGTTAAACAATTAAATAGAGAAATTGAGCTAGAAGAAAGACAGGTTTCTTTAAGACAAAAAGCACTTGACGATCTTTCTAAAAAAGAAGAAGAAGTAAATAAGGCTTATGACTTAAGAGTAGAAGCACTAGACAAGGTTTCAGAATCAAATTCAAGAATATCTGAACAACAAAGAGCAGCGACTGATTTAGCCTCTGCTCTTGCTTCTGGAGATATTGCTGGAGCAGCAAATATTACTAGTGAAATGCAGCAACAGTCTGCACAATACCAGATTGAAGATGCTAGAGCAGCACTTGAAGAACAAAGACAAAAAGCTTTAGAGTCATTAACAATTTCTGTAAATGGTCAATTAATGACAAGAAAAGATATTGAATTCCAAATAGAAACAATTCAAAATAGAATTTATGATAAAGGGTTATTGGTTCAAGGACTTCAGGATAAACTTCTAGTTTTAGAAGATAAAAAACTAGCAGTTGCAAAAGAACGTGAAAAGGTTGAAACTAGACTATATCTTTTAGAACAAAGAAAAGCTATATTAGATTTAACAAAGGGTAAGGGCGGAAAACTTAATAAGAGTGAGTTAGCACTTCTTGCAGAATATAAATCAGCATATAATCAAATTGCAGATATGTACAATGCATCTAATCCTGGAGCACAGGTAAAAAAGGTAAACTATGGCGGAACAATAAGAAAGATGGCTTTTGGTGGAATTGCATACAAGGGATCAAATGAACCAGCTCCAGCACTAAGAATGAATTATGGAAGCATCGTTCCAGGAATTGGAATGACGGATAAAGTTCCAGCTTTGTTAACCCCTGGAGAATTTGTTGTTAGAAAGCGTGTTGCAGATAAGAACAAGCCTCTACTAGAAGCTTTAAATAGTCAAGTATTTCCTGGAATAGGAAAGGGTATGTCTGCTCCAACATATTCTATTCCACAAAGTTCTGTATCAAATATGCCAATTAACAATACAACTCTTAACTCAACCTCTTCACCAATGTATAATAGTACATATAACGTAAATGTAAATGTATCTGGAACTAATGCATCTCCAGATGATATTGCAAATGTAGTTATGGCAAAACTTTCTCAGCAAAATAGAGGGACTTTAAGGAGTAGTAGATATTAATGGTTAGTAGTGCATATTTAAGTGCTAGAAAAAAGTGGATAAGACCACAAGCAATTGTTTTCTCTAATAACTCTGGAGGAATTTTGGATGGTGTCCCACAAATTTCTGGAACTGAAAGAGAAGACTTTATTATTCTTTCTGATCACAATAGAAGTGAAATTTCATTTAATACTAATAGACTTGAGAATAGAAAAAGAATGGTAAATGGTCATATGCGTTCTTATCATATTGCAGATAAAATGAACATATCTTTTTCTTACAATCTACTCCCTTCAAGATCTTTTGATGGAGATCCAGAATTTAACAGCAATGGTGTTGCAACAATATCAGGTCTGTCAGAATATACAGCAGATGGTGGTGCTGGTGGTGCAGAATTGTTAGATTGGTATAGTTCTAACCCTGGCTCTTTTTATGTATTTTTATCTTATGACAAACCACAAAACTTTTCTGTGGGTATTTATGATAAACTTGACAAATATTCAGATGTCCTAGAAGTTTTTATCTCAAACTTTAGCTATAATGTTGTAAAAAGAGGTGGAACTAACCACGACCTTTGGGATATTTCTATTTCTCTTGAGGAAGTATAATGTTTTCAGATAGTGACCTAATAAATCATCTTCAAACAAAAAATAGTATTGATGTTGATTCTTTAATTATTGCTGAGTGGAATCAAAATGATTTACTTAATCTACAGGATTATGGAAATTATAGATATAGACCAGACAGTGCAAGTGTTGTTTTTAGAACTCTTTATCCAGAATATGATTCTCAGGATAGTGCAAACGTTTACACCAATGCTTTAGAGTCAACAACTATTTCTCAATATAGAACAGATGATCCAAACGATCCATTAACTTTTATTAAAACAGAAACTAGTAGAGAGCTTTACTATTCATTAAAAGATTGTATAAAACCATTCAGACCAAGGTCTGGTATAAATAAGATTCTATACTTTGGAGAATCTAATGTTAACAATACAAAGTTTGTTGACAGTATTAGATCTGGAAAAAGACCAAGATACTACTTTTCTTCAAGATTTGATAAATTTAAGTATTGGAATTCTTATAGAAAAGAATCTGGACAAGAGTTTGGAATATCAAGTACTGCATCAACAGCCTTTGTTCAGGGGGATGTTTCATATAAAATAGAAGATTGTGCCCCTTTTGTTGTTTACAAAAATGACGTTGCAGCTAACAGAATAGTTGTAAAAATGCAAACCAATCTAGCAGACCCATCAGCAGTTGGAATAAATGGAGAATTTTTGGTTCCTGGAAGAATCAGAAGTAATAATAATTTATTTATAGATCCACTTCAAGATGTAACAAAATCATCTGTTCCAAAAAGATGGAAAATTCAATATCTTGATTCAAATAATAACTGGATAAATGCTATATCTTTTAATGAAACTTCAACAAGAAAAGATGGTTCAAGGATTGTCCCTTGGGATGGTCATGTAGAAATTTATTATGGTATAAAAATACCTGAAGCATTTAAGACAAATTTTCATCTATATGGATATTTAGATACAGTTGATCAGCTACCAGATGCAATTTATATAAATAGAAATATTGTAAGTGGAGACGCATATATAGTTGGAAGTTCAACAACACAACCAGGAACTTTATATATTTGGAATGAAGGTGATCAAGAATGGACTACACATGCTGTAGAGTATGGATTTTCACTATTAGAAGATGATGATACAAAAAGAGTTGGACTAATTAAAAAAATACTAAATCCAGACTACTTTGTCACTGAAGGTGCTAATACATATAGAGATTTTGTTTTTATTAAGGGAATTAGGGTTGTTGTAGAAACCATGTATGCTCCAAACAAACCATTTGATTTAATTGAATTATCTCCAAGACTAAAAGTTGATATAACAGACTATGTTTTAGACTATGAAATAAATAAAAATCTCATGGCAACAGATTTTGGATTACCAGTTGGTGGGCTAGTAGCTTCTACAGGTGGGATTAATTTATCAAATCATGATGGTGTATTTACAGAATTAAATACATTTAACACAGCCACTAAGACTGGAAGTATAATTGCAAATAATCTTAAGCCACAAATAAAATTTGATTTTTACGAATCTGTATTAGATGTAAATGGATATGATAAGTTTATTCCATTAAAAACTTTTTATTCAGAAAATGCTGCAATTGCAACAAGTGGTATGCAAGATGTTTCCTTAAATTTAAGAGATGCATATTTTATTTTAGAATCAAATAATGCTGCTCCAATATTTTTACAAAACTGTACCTTGACTATGGCAGTTGCACTTCTTTTAGACAATATTGGTTTTAGTAATTATGTGTTTAAGAGTATTAATACTGCAAATGATCCAGTAGTTCCATTCTTCTTTATTGAGCCAGACGCTTCAGTTGCAGAAGTATTACAAAGACTTGCACAGGCAACTCAGACAGCAATGTTCTTTGATGAATATAATAACTTTGTAGTTATGCCAAAAGAATATTTAATGCCAGACATTTCAGTAAGAGATGATAACTCTGCTATTTCTGAAAGACTTACAACACTCTATGGACAAAAGACTGGAAATATTGTTCCAAATATTGAAGCCGTTGGAGGATTTGAAACAAAAATTTTAAATGATGGAAAAATTAACTATACAACAAGATATATTCAAAGAGAAGTTTCAAGACTAGAACAGGCAAGTTTAAGTTTAAATGAAAGAACCTATGGATATAAGAGTGCAATTCTTTGGGAGCTTGGAGATCAAAAAGAGCTAAGAACTATAAATCAACCAACAGCAGACGTAGGGTATGCACTTGGAGCAGTCCCACTTGGAACCAGTCTTGGAAGTGTTGTCCCATATGTAGAAAATTATGAGATTAAAAATAATACAATAGATGTTGGAGAAAGTGCTTTTTGGCTTCCAAGATTCCAGGGATACTTGTATGCAAATGGAGAAATTATCAGATATGATGCACAAGAATATCACGTTACTGCTACTGGAAATGTTTGGATTTCAAGTAATAATGAATATCAAAAATACTTTTCAAAACTTCCATTTAATGGAAAAATGATTCTTACTGGAAACCTTAGAATTTATACAGAACCATATTATGAAAATGCTTCAGGTGCAAACTTTGAAGGTATAGAAGAAAATGTTAGATATAAAAATGGTCCAGTAAAAACTCATGGTAGAGGACAGTTTGGAACAACCATAACAAGTCATTCTGCAGGTCTAAATCCATACTGGGAAAATGTTGACAATAGGCAGTCTTTTAGAATGGACTCAAGTAAAATTTTTGATACAAAGCCATTAGAATTATTGCCAAAGCCTCCAGTATCAGGATCTACACTAGGATCACCGCTTGGAAATGATACAGTTTCTAGAGATCAGTCTTCTATAACTAGCAAAATTGCTAACTTTATGAAAAAATCTACAAGAACGGAAGGATTTTCTAGCTATAGACAGCAAGATGTTGCAGGAATTCAATCCTCTGCTTTAATTTTTAATGGACCATATCCAGTTCCATCATTTACAGGGGGGTCTTCACCAACTGATTTAGTTAACTATGTTTATAAAGATTTAGATACAGACTATAGACATGTTGGAACTAGAATGAGAATTCTTGGAAAGCAAAAAGATGATAAGACTCAATCTGCACTAAACTCTATTGAGTTTTATAAGGTAAATATTCCTGGTGCAAACTCAAATATTACAGAGCTTTCTGGAGGCTCTGGAGGAATTGGGTACATGATTGATCCAGCAACAAATTCTGGATACTATCTTGAAATAGCTTCTCTTTCCTCAGATGTATTATCTTATTTTGGTTCAGATAGAACTCTGTATACTGTAAGTGGAAGCACTGTTACTGCTTCTACAGTTTCTGCTTCTACCACCTTTACAGATGTTATTGAAAATATAATACTTTATAAAGTTGAAAAAACTCCTTACTTATCTCCAGAACCTGGAAAAGAAAACATTGCAGTTCCTAGAAAACTATGGGGATCTCTTGCAAGAATTCTTGTTGATGAAGGCAAGTTTATTGGATCTGATAGATTAACTTCTCAAGAAATTCCAGTTTATGATTTAGCACTAGATGTAGAAAGATCTCCAGATGGTTCTAGAATAGATTTCTCAATATATTTAAATAATAAATTAATTGGAAAAGTAAGTGATACAAGTCCTTTAAACATGCCACAGTCTGGACTAAAGGCAGGACTATTTACAAGAGGTTCAAGTAAGTGTATGTTTGAAAACATATATGCTTTAAAAAATAAAGTAGAAAATGATCCACCAATAAGTGAGAAGCTTAGCGAGGATATTTCTGCTGAATCTTTGAGAAAATATTCTGTTCCATCTTTTGTTCAAAAAACATTCCTGTCTTCTATTGGAACTGAAACAAGACCAACTGTAGATTTTTACTTTGAAGAATTTGGAACAATATTAAGAGAATGTGCATATTTTAATATTAAATATGATCAAGCCTATCCAGCCTTAATTGCAAAACTTGTTCCCCCATTCACTACTGAAAAATCATACCAGATATCTGGATTTTTGCCAGGATCTTATGGTGCTGAGTTTTTAATATTTAATACTACAGACAAGGCTATTGATCTTAGTGAAAGTTCTACAAATAGAATTATGATTCAAGGAATTACTTTTACTCAAAATATCTCTAATGTGTTAACAGTAGATGACTACTTTAAAGAATTATCAAACTTCTCTGACCCAGTTCTTACAAGTAATAACCTAATTGTTTCTCCAGGAAGGTCCGAAAAGATTTATGATAATATTAAAAATAGCAGGGCTATTTATGGGAATAAATCATTTTCTTTAGATTCTGTATATATTCAAAATGAAGATTCTGCAAAAGATATTATGAAGTGGATTTTAGATAAAACAATTAGACCAAGAAAAGTATTTGAATTAGACACATTTGGAACGCCACATGTACAGCTTGGAGATATTATTAAAATTAACTTTGATTTACCAGAAGGTGTTAAAATGGTAGATGAAAATAAAAAATTTGTTGTAATATCTGCCCAGTATGGAAGATCTTCTTCAAATGTTAAAAGCCAATTAAGGATTATGGAGGTTTAAAATGCCAGGCGAAAATTCAGGTCCAGCAGGAGCGGCAAATACTAGGAGAACTTCTCCTCCACCACCACCTCCACCAAGGAAAAGTCCACCCCCTCCACCTCCTCCTCCACCAAGGAAGACACCTCCGCCACCACCGCCACCACCCCCACCGCCTCCACCAAGAAGCGACTCCGTTCAAGCAGCACAAGCTGCTGCAAGACTTGCCTCTCCACCACCTCCTCCAAGAAGCGACTCCGTTCAAGCAGCACAAGCTGCTGCAAAGGCTTCTGCACAAGTTACGGCAGAAGCAGCAAAGTATGCTGAAGCTGGACCAAACTTTAAAGGAGCTGGAGTAACTCCATATTTAGATAAAAATGGAAATGTAACACCAATAAGTACTAGCTCAGGACCATCAAAAACACCTCCACCACCTCCAGCAGTGGATGATTTTGTAGAAGTTCTTAAAATAATGGATCCAACCCCAGAGCCACCAATGACAATTATGCCAGTTCCTGACTCTGTTGTAAAAATTGCAACAAGAAATGTTACAGATATTTCTTCATTAGTTCCACAATTTGATCCAGAATATATTAAGAAAATATTGTTTGAAAATCTTTCTGCAATAGAGTTATCAATAGTTGAAAGACACGATACAATTGAGGGAATTAATCAAAGGTATTCTATTATTTCTAACCTTTCTGAAATAAGAGAAAAATATGATGTAGCTAAACAATTAACTGTTATGGACAAGTTTAAGCCACTAACAAAAATTTTTACTATTAATATTGAAGATAAAATTCCTCAAGAAGACTATCTTGTATTAGAAGGTCTTGACTCTACCTATCAATACCTTGATCAAAATAATAATATAGTTACTCGTGAAAAGGGGTATTATTATATTGACACTAATGGAGACCTTGTTATAGAGTTAATAAACTTAGAAAAAAACCAGGAAGTAGAGATTTTGATAGACACAAATGGTACAATATATAGGATGGAATCATGATTACAACAAATGGAAAAAATATCGTAGCCAAGTATCTTTTAAACCAGGCTCCAGAATTTGCAAGTCATATTGCAATTGGAGTTGGTGGACAGGCTATATCAACCTCTTCTTCAGTGAGTTTTTCCAGTGATGCAAGCTCCTTGGGTTTTGAAGTTGCGAGAGTACCAGTTTTATCAAAAGGTCTTTTAAAAGAATTTGATCCACAAACAAATCAATATGTTGAAAAAATTGTTTTTAAAGCAGAACTTCCAATTGAGCAAAGATTTCAGATTACTGAAATAGGTCTTTATCCAGCAGAAAAAAACATTGTTGCTGGAAATTTTGATAGTAGAATTATTTCAACTTTTAGTAACTCAGAGCCTTGGGCATATTCTAATAATTCAAATGACTCTGGAACAGTTTTATACATTGGACCAGTCCCAATTGATCCAACGAATGTTGGAGATATTGGCATTACAGAACCAGGATGGGATGACTTTATTTTTATAAATAGCAATTCGCCTATTTTTGAATACTCAGATAGAATTAATAGAGGGGAGCAGCCAAGATATTTAAACAGGAGCTTGTCTGTTTCTGGTAGCACGTCCGTAGTTTCTGGAGTTTCTGCAAGTTCTTCTTTAATTGACGTTTCTAGTAGTGCCTCTTATTATGTTGAAAATAATTCTATTAGTTTAAATTTAGGAAAAAATCTACCAAGTGATGAGGTAAAATTAGCATTTTCATTAGTTAGTCTTGCTAGAGAAGAAATCAATCCAAGTAATATAAAGATAAGGCTAGAGCTTTTAAATAATTCTGGAGTAAACTCTCCAAAGGCATATGTAAACATGTCGCTAACCAATCAAGATATAGCCTCAAAGAGATATCAGATTATTACAAAAACCCTATCTGACTTTACTACCACAGAGAACTTCTCATGGTCCTCAATATCTGGTATAAGAATTTACACATGTATTCATAATAGCTCTAATGTTCCAACTGGAGAACACTTTATATTTTATGATGGAATAAGATTTGAAAATGTATCTAGTTACAATCCTTTATATTCTTTAGTTGCTGCTGAATATATTAGAACACTAGATGAAAATCCAATTTTAAAGAAAGAAAATTCAACGAGTTATGTAGAGTATAGGTTTGGCGTAGGAGTTTCCTAATGGCAGAGATTAGAATTCCTGTAGAAAAGTTACCACCACCAGATAAAAATGGAGATCATGCGTTCCAGTTTAGAATTATATCTGTGGATAAAAACCAGTGGTCAGCTTGGTCTCAACTTTATATTATAAAAAGTATTGGTCAGTATAGACCTGTTGAGTCAGATGTAACTGCAATTATTGCTACTGAAGAAGTTACTATAACATGGGATACTCCAACAATATATAACTATAATTCTGCTTCTATTACAAGTGCATCAATTGCACATAATCATTCTCAAAACTTTAAACAGCATCCAACAGATATCTTTGTTCAGTGGGGATCAGGCTCTGCCATGGGAAATTTTGAATATCATGAAAGATCAGAAGATGATTCAACAAGTATCTTAATGCCAGCATCTTCTGCATCAGTTAGAGTTGTTGGAATTGTAGCATTAAAAGATGTTCCTAGACCGTATACCTTTGAATCAGCATCAGCTTATCAAATAAGGCTAGACAATTACTTAGGAATTTCTGGGTCCGTTCAAGGAGTCTACGACTTGTTTAAAGTTTTTGATACAGAAGTAGTATCGTTAACCTGATATAATTAAGTAGGAGAAAAAATGGCACAAATTGAAACACCAGATAGAGGTCAACCACTTGACATATCGTATATATATAGAGTTGTTAATGAAATTAATAACATTTCGCAAGTAATTGGAAAAGGTATTTCAAAAATTAAATATAGAGATACCAATACGCCTTCACAGCCTAGAACTGGAGACTTAGCTTTTTATGCAGAAACTCTAAAAATTGTTGATGCAAACCTTTCCGTACAGCCAAATGCTCCAGCAACATTTGATTTTTCTGGTATTTTTAAGACTGCTCCAGTCGTGGTTTGCTCAGTAACTGCTGTTACTGGTGTATCAAATCTGTATGCAGTTTTAGAAAAAGTAACGCAGAATGGCTGTAATGTAAACGTATTCTCTTCAGCAACTTCTGGTGCTTTCTCTGCTGACGTTTCAATTATTGCAATTGGCGAAAGAATTGTATCTTAGGCAGATAAAATGTCACAGCCACAGGATAAGATAAATCCTTGTAAAAAGATATTCTTCTTAAACGGGGATCTAATAAAAGTATTTCATATAAATAAAAGTAGCAACATTGTTAACTTTTTTAATGTGACGCAGAATAAAGAACAAAGTATGCTGTATTCTGATTTTAAGAAACATAGAAAAAGGGCTTATACAATAGCAAATACTGCAAGACTTTTAAACAGATCAAGGGTTCAGTTTCAAAGAATTATTGCAAAGGGCTTGATTCCTGAGCCAATAGGTGATAGTATTGGTGGAGAAAGAGGTTTTCAAATTAATGCCTATTATTCTGAAGATCATATTTTTGAAATTAGGGAAATTATGACAACTATTCATGGTGGTAGACCAAGAAAAGATGGAAGAGTTACCCCAAGAAACGTACTAACAGAGCAAGATTTGCGTTCCAGAATGGGAGATGCTATAATGCTTTATACGAAGACAAAGGATGGGCGTTTCATCCCAACCTGGCAAGAAGAGACATGGTAGGAGACCAAATATGTCAGAAACAACAAATGTTTCAGTAACACTTGGATATACACTTAATTTAGGAAATTTCCAAAGTCTTAGAATTGATTTAGGAATTACAGATTTTGTTCGTAATGGAGAGAATACAGATCAGGCACTTGATAGGGTATACCAGTTTGTAGAAAATAAAGTAATTGAAAAAGTAGAAGAAGCTAAAAAAGAATTAGAGGACTAGTGGCGGATAAGAAAGATCGCTTTGCACTAATATCTAGATATAAGAAGTTAATTAAAGAAAAAACACAAAAAGATGAAAACATTAATATACATGCCCAACAGTGGGCAGCAGATTCTTTAATTGAATCTTATGGGGTAGAAACTTGCTACGATCTAATTGAGTATTATGTTAGAGTGTCTGCATCTCCAACTTGGAAATGGTTTGCAAATAATGCAGATAAGGTGTATGATTCTAAAAGGTTAAAAGAAGAAGACGATGCAACAAGAGTGTTGCTAAGAGAACAAGCAAGGGAATGGCTAAATAAGTAATGGTTGATTTGGAAGCAAAAGTACTGTCTGCTGTATTGAACGATAAGCAGATACATGTTCTTTTTCAAGCAAATCCAGATAGTCTATTTAGAACTCACAAGGACGTTTGGGATTTTGTAAAAAATTACTATGAGCAAAATTCTAGTGTACCAACACAGTCATTACTTGTAGAAAAGTTTAGAGACTTCCAGCCAGTTGGAGAAATTGGGTCAACAAAGCATCACTTAGAAGAGCTTAGAACAAAGTATCTTGAAGATAACTTAAGAAATGTTTTAATGTCAAGTGCAAAGCAATTAAATGATAATCAACCAGTAGAAGCTTTAAACACAATTATTTCTAAGACATCTGATCTTAAAAGAATTAGTGCAGATGTAAGAGACATTGATGCAACAGATATTGAAGATGCTGCTGCACACTTCATACATATTAAAGAATTAAGTGAAAGAGGTATTCATGGTGTTAGAACGAATCTTGCAGGTTTTGATAACTACTTACCTGGTGGTATTACTCCTGGTCAATTTGGCATTCTTCTTGCTTACCCTGCCATTGGTAAGTCTTGGCTCGCTATTTTTATGGCTGTACAAGCGTGGAAAGCTGGAAAAGTACCGCTAGTAGTATCTCTTGAAATGACAGAAAAAGAAGTTAGAAACCGTGTCTATACAATTATGGCAGAGGGATATTTTTCCCATCGCAAACTAAGTGCAGGTACAGTTGATATTGAAGGTTTTGAAAATTGGGCTAAGCAGCATTTAAAAGACAAGCCACCATTTTATATTATTTCTAACGATGGTCTTGGAGAAGTAACCCCTTCTGTTGTTAGGGGAAAAATAGATCAGTATTCTCCAGATGTAGTATTCATTGACTACATTCAGCTTATGAATTCTAATCAAGGAAATGATAATGAAGTTGTTAAGATTAAAAATATCTCAAGAGAATTAAAAGTACTTGCAATTTCTTCACAGGTTCCAGTTATTGCTATTGCTTCTGCAACACCAGATGATGCAACAGATATGAATAGCGTTCCATCTCTTGGTCAAGTTGCTTGGTCTAAGCAGTTAGCTTACGATGCTGACTGGGTTTTAGCTCTTGGTCGTGCAACAGGTAGTACAATTCTTGAATGTATATTTAGAAAAAATAGGCATGGCTTCTGTGGAGAATTTATGGTAGATATTGATTTTGACTCTGGTCGCTTTATTTATAAGGATTTTGAATCAAGTTAGTTAATTCCATTGATATAATTGATGGTATGTACGCTCATAAGTCAATAAAAAGATTTAGCCTTGATGGTGAAATTTATGACGATGCTCACATCGTAAGACTAAAAGAGCAGTATACCTCTATGATAATTGCTGGAATGAGGTCTGATGGATATGTTCCAAGGTATGATATTGACACAGACTTTACATTAAGTTATAATGGAAGAACCTTTAATTTTGAAATATCAATTTATGGTGTTTATGTAGGAAAGAGAACGGCAGAGTGTATAGAGGGAATAGACAAAAACAAACCAGTGATGGCTTCTTCTACTCAGAAGATCAAGTCAGAAGAAGTTTGTTAGCAGCAGGAATTGATGTCGTCTACGAAGTAGAATCTGATTTTATAATCTTCTGCCCTTATCATAATAATTATAGATCACCTGCTGCAGAAATATCAAAAGAAAGCGGATTATTTTATTGCTTTGGATGCCAAGAATCTCATTCTTTAATTGAAGTAATAATGCATGTAACAAAGCGTTCGTATTTTGAGTCTGCAAGACTAGTTGACTCTAAATCAGATAATCATAATTTTATAGAGGCTCTTGAGACAAAGCTTGATAAGAAACCAGAGTTTATAGAATTTGATTCTAGTCTTATTAAAAAGTTAAATCAGGCAGCATTAAACTCACAAAGAGCTGCCCAATACTATCTTGGTAGAGGAATTACAAAAGACAGTGTTGAGAGGTATCTACTTGGATACTCTGAAAATCAAGATATGGTTACAATCCCAGTACACTCTCCTGATGGTATGTGCTTGGGGTTTGTAGGTAGATCTGTAGAAGGCAAAGAGTTTAAGAATACTCCAGGACTTCCAAAGGCAAAAACAATGTTTAATTTATTTAGAGCAAAAAGATTTGACAAGGTATTTGTAGTTGAATCATCCTTTGATGCAATACGTCTAGAACAGGTAGGAGCACATGCTGTAGCCACATTAGGAGCATCTGTGTCAGGTAGACAGAGGGAACTCTTAAAACAGTATTTTAATAATGTAATAGTTTTAGGAGACAACGATGATGCAGGAAAAGAAATGGCTAAAAAGCTATCCAACATTCTTGGATCAAGTGCAATAAACGCAAGTCTTCCAGAATCAGTAAAAGATGTATCAGAACTATCTGATGATGAATTAAAAAAGTTTGTATCACAATTTGACGATCTCATAGCAAATGTGTTACAATAGTTAAATCGTCCACATATAGGACAAATATTAGGAGAAATATTATGGCAATTGTAAAAGGGCTAAAGAATATCGAAGCAATGCTAGATAAGCCAAAGTTCGAAAATAATGGTCCACGAGTAACGTGGCTAAAACTAGAAGACAACCAGAGTGTATCCGTTCGTTTTGTTAACGAACTTGATGGAGACTCCCCAAGCTATGATGAAAAGAATGGTCTAGCTATCGTTGTATCTGAGCACACAAATCCAAAAGACTATAAGCGTAAGGCAGCATGTTCTGCTGAAAGCGAAGGTCGTTGTTTTGGTTGTGAAATGCATAGAAAAGACATGAAGGCTGGATGGAGATCACGTCTACGATTCTACATTAATGTGCTAGTTGACGATGGTGTAAACGATCCATACATCGCTGTATGGAGCATGGGTGTAGCAAAATCTGCAACATTTGACACAATTCGTGAATATGTTCAAGACTCACAAAGTCTTTCAAACATGACATGGAAATTAAAGCGAAATGGTAAGGGAACTGAGACAACCTATATTCTAATTCCAATTAAGCAGGATGAAGAAAAGTTTGATTGGTCTAAGCATGAGATTCCAGATCTTGAAGCAGTTGTAAGAGAAGTACCTTACGCTGAACAAGAATCTTTCTATCTTGGTTTTGATAATCCAGCTGTATCTACTTCTGTAGATTGGTAATTGCGGTGGGGGAGAAGTACTCCCCCACCCTATACAAAGAAAGGTTAAAATGACTTACGTTCCACTGCACGTTCACACACACTATTCTTTAATGGACGGTGTTGCTACACCAGAAGAGTATGCAAAACGTGCTTCTGAAATTGGACTACCAGCAATTGCAGTAACTGATCATGGCGTTTTGTCTGGTCATAGACCCATGTATAGGGCTGCTAAAAATAATGGTATTAAGCCAATTTTAGGTATTGAAGGATATATAACTGCAGATAGATTTGATAACAGAGACAAATCTGAAAGAACTGATCCTTTAGATATGGTGTATAACCACATCGTTCTTCTTGCAAAAAATGACAAAGGTTTAGAAAATTTAAATAAACTTAACGAACTTGCCTGGACTGAAGGCTACTACAAGAAGCCAAGAATTGATTTTGAAATCCTTGGAAAATACAATGAAGGTATCATCGTTTTATCAGCATGTATGAGTGGACTTCTTGCAAAGGCAATTGAGCATAAAGAGTATGCTGCTGCTAAAAAGCATATGACTTGGTTTAAAGATAAGTTTGGTGATGATTTTTATGTAGAAGTTATGCCACATAACTCTGCTGAATTAAATAAAGAACTTCTTGAAATGGCAGACACATATGGCGTGAAGCCAGTTGTAACACCTGACTGCCACCACTCTGATAAGAGTCAAAAGGTAATTCAAGAAATGATGTTACTTTTAAACACACATGCAAAGCTTAACAAAGAGGCAACATTTGACAAGGCTTCTAAGATTGAAGACCCTATGAAACGCCTTGACTATTTGTATGGTGAAGATAGAATGATGAGCTTTAGAACATTTGATATCCATCTTCTTTCATATGAAGAAATTAAATCTGCTATGCAACAGCAGGGCATTAAGCGTGAAGATATTTATTCAAACTCTATAGAGATTGCAAACAAGGTAGAGGAATATACAATTCATGAAAATCTAGACCTTCTTCCAATTCAAGTAAATGATCCAGATGCTGAACTACTTGCCCTGTCCTCTGCTGGATTAAAGAAAAAAGGGTTGAATACTGATCAAAGATATGTTGCTAGGCTAAACGAAGAGCTAGATATTATTAAAAGTAAAAACTTTTCACCCTATTTTTTAGTTGTTCATAATATGCTTAACTGGGCTAAAGAGCAAGGTATTATGGTTGGTCCTGGTCGTGGCTCTGCTGCAGGTTCTTTAGTATGCTACGCACTTGGAATTACAGACATTGATCCAATTGAATATGGTCTTCTGTTTTTCCGTTTTATTAATCCAGATCGTAATGACTTTCCCGATATTGATTCAGATATTGCTGATGATAGAAGAGAAGAAGTTAAGGCATATCTAGAGCGTGAGTATAAGCATGTTGCTTCCATTGCAACCTTCTTAGAATTTAAAGACAAGGGTGTCGTAAGAGATGTTGCTAGAGCTTTTAATATACCGCTCAATGATGTTAATAAAGTTTTAAAGGGTGTGGATAGTTGGGACGATTTTACAAAGTCTGCAAACGCTCAATGGTTTAGAATGAAGTATCCTGAAATTGTTAAATATGGCGAACAGCTTCGTGGTAGAATTCGTGGTACTGGTATTCATGCTGCAGGTGTTGTTACTGCAAAAGATTCAATCTTCAAGTATGCTCCACTTGAAACACGAATCGCACCAGGAAGTAAAGAAAGAATTCCAGTAGTTGCAGTTGACATGGAAGAGGCTGCAGAAATTGGTCTAATTAAACTTGATGTGCTTGGTCTTAAAACTTTAACAGTAATTGATCAAACTATTAAAACAATTAAAGAGCGTCATGGAAAAGATATTGATCTTAAGCAAATACCTCTAAATGATAAAAAAGTGTTTGAGATGCTTTCTGAGGGTCGTACAAAGGGTGTTTTCCAGTGTGAAGCAACTCCTTATACAAACTTGCTTGTTAAAATGAGAGTAAGTAATTTTGATGAACTAGTTGCCTCTAATGCACTTGTTAGACCAGGTGCTATGAATACTATTGGAAAATCATATATCGCTCGTAAGCACGGTAGAGAGATGGTTGAGTACATTCATCCATCTATGAATGAATATTTAAAAGATACATATGGATGTGTCTTATATCAGGAACAAGTTATGCAAGCTTGTGTTGTTCTTGGTGGCATGACTATGGTTGAAGCTGATAAGGTTCGTAAGATTATCGGAAAGAAAAAAGATGCTAAAGAGTTTGACATATTCAAAGATAAGTTTGTCAACAATGCAGAAAAACATATTGGCATTAGGGCAAAAGATTTGTGGCATGACTTTGAGGCACATGCAGGATATTCCTTTAATAAGTCTCACGCTGTTGCATATTCAACATTATCTTATTGGACAGCTTGGCTAAAATATCACTATCCACTTGAGTTTATGTTTTCACTTTTAAAAAGCGAAAAAGACAGTGATACTCGTACAGAGTATTTGATTGAGTCAAAGCGTATGGGGCTATCCCTAAAGCTTCCTCATATTAATGAATCTGATTCAGATTTTAAGATTGAAGGTAAGGGAATTAGGTTTGGTCTTGCTGCAATCAAGTGGTTATCAGAAGGTGTTGCAAATAAGATAATTGCTGGTAGACCATTTGAATCTAAAGAGCAGTTTAAAAAATTTGCAGGACAAAAAGGTAGTGGAATTAATTCAAGAGCTGTTGAAGCACTAGACTTGATTGGTGCACTTACATTTGATGATAATCCAAGAGATGAAGTTAAGGTTAGAGAAAATCTTTACGAATACTTAAATCTTCCTGAATTAAATACAAGTGTTCCACAACACTATTATGCATACATAGATCTTGTAGAAGACTTTGATGAACAAGGAGTGTTTGTGCTGCTTGGTATTGCAAAAAATATTAAGCGTGGTAAAGGTTGGTCAAGAGTAGAGATCATGGATTCAACTGGCGTTATTGGAATATTTGATGATGAAGAGACAAAAATTGAGCCAGGTAGGACTTATTTAATTCTTGCAGGTGCAAATAGAATATCGGAAGCTATTCCTATTGATGAATTAAAAGATCATAAAGATAGTCCTCTTATAAAATTTTTAAATTATAAGCAGATTCCATTTGCAAATGATGAACACTTTGTGCTATCATTTACTCCAAGAGTTACTAAGGCTGGAAAAAGAATGGCTAATATGATTGTTGCAGATGCTTCAAGAGAAATGACTGCAGTTATGGTTTTCCCAACAATGTTCTCAACTGGATATATGAAATGCCAGCCTGGAAAAGTAACAAAAATAAATTTTGGTGAAACAAAAGAAGGAACAATTACATTGAAGGAAGTATTATAAATGGCTATAGTTATTGATGAATTTGCAGCAGTATTACATGCAAATGCAAGAGATAAAGGTTTTTGGGATGAAAATAATGGAACTATTTTTTATCTAAAGCAGCTTGCAATGGTTCACTCAGAGGTGTCTGAGGTGCTTGAGGCGATACGCAAGGAGAAGGGGGATGACCAGGTAGTGGAAGAACTAGCTGACATCATTATTAGGGTCTTAGATTTATATGCTGGTTTAGTTAGAGATGGTTATACTAACTTGTCTCTTGAAGAATCTTTAAAGTCAAAAGCTCAAATAAATACAGAACGTCCTAGAATGCATGGTGTTTTAGCATGACAAAAATAGATATAGATGATTTCTTGTCTCAACTAGATCCAAAGTTGCGTAAAAAGATTACAAGTGGAGACACTATTGAAATAAACAAGCAAAAGACACCAAGTATTAGTTTGAATAATGCACTTAAGGGTGGGTTTGGGTATGGTCGTCAGGTTCTAATTTGGGGAAATAAGTCTGCAGGAAAGTCTTCATTCTGTTTACAGATGATTGCTGATGCTCAAAAAGATGGAAAGATTTGTGCGTGGATTGATGCAGAGGCATCCTTTGATCCAGAGTGGGCAAGAAAACTTGGTGTTGACGTTGAGCAGTTAATTTATTCAAATGCTAGAAGTATGAATGAAATGGTTGACGTTGGTGTTCAGTTAATGAAGGCTGGAGTTGATATCTTAATTGTTGACTCTATCTCTGCATTGCTTCCTGCTATCTACTTTGAAAAAGATTCAGAAGAGCTTAAGCAATTAGAAAATACTAAGCAAATTGGTGCAGAAGCAAGAGATATGACAAATGCAGTAAAGATGCTTAACTATGCAAATAACAATGATAAGCCAACCCTTCTTGTATTGATTTCTCAACAAAGAAATAATATTGGTGCAATGTTTGCTTCTCATCAGCCAACTGGTGGTCATGCTGTTAAGTTTTTTAGTAGCACAATTGTTAAACTTTGGTCAAGTGAATCTGACAATCAGGCAATCAAGGGAAAGATCGTTTCAGGAGATAAGATTATTGAATCCAAGATTGGTCGTGTAGTTAATTGGCACGTTGATTTTAACAAGACTGGTCCAGCTTTTGTCGCAGGGTCTTATGACTTTTACTTTGATGGAGACGGCTCTATGGGTGTAGATAAGATTGCTGATCTTGTTGATACCGCAGAATTAGTTGGGGCAATTCAAAAGGGTGGTGCTTGGTACACTGTAGGAGAAGAAAGACTTCAGGGTAGGGCAAAGGTTATTGAATGGCTTAAAGAAGATCCAAAAAGAGTTTCAGATTTAGAGGCAAAGTTAGATGTATAAAGACTTCTCTGAATATAGAGGAAAGTTTTTTTGCCACACATGTAAAGAACCTGTGTTGATTGCAAGATTTTATAAAAATACAACAATGGATTTAACGTGGCTATGCTCTAAAAAACATTTGTCAAAAGTTAACTTTAATAGCAAGGGGTACTAATGAGTGAGCGTTCTGAACTAAAAAGAGCAGGTCTTAAGGCTCATAAAAACTCTGGAAGAGGTGCTGTTAAGGCTGATGGCAGTGATGATTACTTTGTTGTTGATGTAAAAGAATATAGTAAATCATTCTCTATTAGTCAAGATAATTGGGCTAAGATAGTTACAGATACTTTAAAGGTAGATAGATCAAAAAATCCAGCACTAATGCTGGTTATTGGAGAAGGTAATAAAAAAGTTAGACTTGCCGTTATTGAATGGGAAGTGTTTGAAGAATTGAGGAACAATGGAGACAACAGTTGATTTATTAAATCAGGTAAATGGATTTAACGAAATATCTGAACACATGCAAGATGAAGAGTTGACTCAAACTCTTGCACTTGTTGCAAAACTTATATCTAAGCCAGATGTTCCAGCATCAATTGGAGTTGAACTAATTGTAAAGTTACAAGCATATTCTGCTAAATTTGCAATGCTCGCTTCCTGGTATACTAATGTTAAGAAAGATGAAAGAGCAAAGAAGAATATTTATTATTCTGCAAAAGAAGCGACAGATCGCTTAGTAGACGCATTGAAGTATGCAGTTAGGATTAACAATGGCTAAGAGCCTTATTAATAAGTTGGTTGAAAAGCCAAAGAAGAGTGAAGAAAGTTTAATCAATAGTCAGGAGATTGTTGATAAAATTAAAGAAGGATATGCTTTACAAAGAAAATCTTCATTTAAAAAAAGAGATAGCTTTACCCCTTCAACATTAACTTATGGTGCAGGAAAGTGTCCAAGATTTTGGTACTTGTGGTTTGAAGGAAATGAATCAGATGTAAAGACTGATTGGTACTCAGTTGCAAATATGGATAGTGGTACTGATCGCCATGGGCGTATTGAAAAGGCTATGGAGTCTGCAGGTATTCTTGTTACTAATGAAGAACGTTTATCTTATCAGGATCCACCAATTTCAGGTAGGACTGATGCCATTATTAAATGGAATGATATGGACATTCTTACTGAAATTAAGACTCTTAATGAGGACTCTTTTCATTATTTAAATGTTAAAGGAGAAGCAAGAAAATATCATGTTGAGCAACTTCTTATCTATATGAAAATTCTTAAGAAGAGTTTTGCATTTCTTGTTTATGAGTCAAAGAATAGTCATGAACTATCTATGTTTCCTGTAAAGCTTAATGAGCATTATAAAAACTTTATAAACTATTTCTTTGATTGGATGAGAGAAGTTAAAAAGGCTTTTGATGATGGTCTTCTTCCTGAAAACCCTTATCGTTCAAACTCTAAGGTATGTAAGAGTTGTGACTTTGAAACAGTATGTCGCACAAAGCCAAAGGGTGATATTAAAATAGCACCTAGGAAAGATCTTGAATAAATTTTGTAAACTATGTGACGAACAGTTTCAGACAAATAATAAGAATCAAATTTATTGTTCTGCTGAATGTAGAAGTTCTGCAACTAAAGAAAAGATTATGCAAAGATACAAGGTTTCAAAAGCAAGGTCTCGTGCAAGTAAGTCCAGAAGGTGTGCTGGTGGATGTGGTATTGAAATTAGCATTTACAACGATGTTGGCTTTTGCAATAATTGCATGATGAGCAAAAGAAAGCTAGACCAAACTCTTAAAGATATTAAAGGATTTTTTGACTATGAGCAAAAATAGTTGGAAAGATATTGGCAAACCAAGTAGATTCATATCTATTGATGCCTCTTCAACATCAGTTGCTTTTGCAATTTTTGAAAACAACTGTTTAATTAAATTTGGTAAAGTAAATTTTGTTGGAAAAGATCATTATCAAAAAGCTGGGGATGCTTGTAAAAAACTCACTCCATTAATAAAAGATTTTAATGTAAAAGCAATGGTTATTGAAAATACAATTTTTGCAAATTCTCCAAAGACATCTATGCAACTAGCCTTAGCACAGGGGGCAGTTGTTAGTGCTGCATACCTTAATGGAGTAAAAGATATATATCCATGTGTCCCAGTTGCTTGGCAAAACTGGATTGGAAACAAGGTTTTGACAAAAGAAGAAAAAATGTCATTAAGAAAAGAAACACCTGGAAAATCAGAATCATGGTATAAAAATAAGGAAAGAGAGTTTAGAAAGAATAGGACTATTAGACTTATTAATATAGAATTTATGACAGATGTTAGTGATAATGATGTTGCTGATGCAATCGCAATTGGCTGGTATTCAACTAATAATTGGAATAAAATAAGCAAACTTGACTTGTAGAGGATATAATGATAATATGAAGATGTATGCTAACGAAAATTGGTTAAGAAAAAGATTTTTAATAGATAAAAAATCACCAGAGGACATTGCAAAAGAGTGTGGAGTTTCTGTAGAAACCATATATGTCTATCTTGGAAAATTTGGACTAAGAAAAAGTAGGAGAAAGTAATGGCTGAATACCCAGACTATGCATTATTTAGAAATGCAAATGAAGATAAGTTTGAAAAAATTCTTGAACTTTCTAAAACTGCTCCAGCTGGATACAACATTCTTGCTGCATGTTTAGATATTACAGAAATGCTGCTTGAAAAAAATGTAGCATATGGAAACTCTGCACTTAATCCTATTAGAATTTTTAGTGATGCAGATGACATGGAGCAGTTAAATGTTCGCATTGATGATAAGTTAAATAGAATTAAAAATAAAAAGCTTTATGCAGGTGACAATGACGAAGATGATTTAATTGGATATCTTTTATTAAAGAAGGCTAAAAAGCGTGGCTAAGAAAAAGATTATTTCTAAAGATAGATTTGAAAGAAAGTTTTCAATGATTACTGAAAGTGGTCATGAAGTAAATGAAGGCGATCTTATAAAAATTGCTGGAGAACATGGTGCTACTTTTAAGTTTAAATGTCTTGTGAAAAATCCTGCAAATGGTGTAGAATGGATAGACTGCTTTCAAATGTTTAAGGACATTTCTGGACCAACAAGGTCTTTTTATCCTGACAGAGTAAAGGCAGTAAAGAAGAGAGGTAAGCGTGTCAAGCGAAGCAGCACTAGTTAATCATTTAGACCTTGTAAACAAGGTTGCGTCAGAGTATTTAAAAGGCTCTGATGCTTCAGAAATTTCAAAAACATTAGGAATTCCAAGAGCAAAAGTAACAGAGCTTTTGACTGACTGGAGAGTAATGGCTGCAAATAATCAAGCCATTCATGCTCGTGCAAAAGAGGCTCTGGCAGGTGCAGATCAGCACTACTCTGCATTAATTAAAAAAGCTTATGAAGTAATTGACTCTGCAGATCAAACTGCAAACTTAACTGCAAAGACAACATCTATTAAACTTATTGCTGATATTGAAAGCAAGAGACTTGAGATGCTACAAAAAGCAGGTCTATTAGATAATCAAGAATTAGCAGATGAACTTTTAGAAACGGAAAGAAAGCAAGAAATTCTTATTTCAATTCTAAAAGAGGTGACTTCCTCTTGTGACTCTTGTAGACCAAAAGTTTTAACTAAACTGTCTCAAGTAAATGAGGGTGGGGTTGTTGTAATTGACAATTGATATTAGCGAGTTTATGGAGGCTCTTGATGAATCTCCATTCGCAGAAACTCCAGTAGACGTAAAAACATTTGTTGAAGGCGAAAAGTATTTAAATCAACCGCCACTTTCAGAGTATCAATATACTTTAGTTGAGTGCATGAGTCAAATCTATAAAGAAAAAGATTTGATTAGATTTATGGGTGAAGAAGCAGGTAAGCAACATTTTAAGAAGTATACAAAGAATGAAGTTATTATGCAGCTTGGAAAGGGAAGTGGAAAAGACTTTTCTTCAACAGTTGGCTGTGCATATTTAGTTTATAAACTACTGTGCTTAAAAGATCCTTCTCGTTATTTTGGTAAGCCAACAAATGATGCCATTGATATTATGAATGTTGCCATTAATGCTCAACAGGCAAAGAACGTTTTCTTCAAAGGATTTAAGACAAAGATTACTGGATCACCATGGTTTGCAGGAAAGTTTGACCCACCAAAGATTGATAGCATAGAGTTTGATAAGTCAATTACAGTTTATTCTGGACACTCTGAAAGAGAGTCTGCTGAAGGTTTAAACTTAATACTTGCAATTCTTGATGAGATATCTGGTTTTGCAATGGAGTCTGCTAGTGGAAACGATCAAGCTAAGACTGCTGACAATATTTATAAAGCGTTTCGTGGATCTGTAGACTCACGTTTTCCAGATTATGGAAAAGTTGTATTGCTATCATTCCCTCGTTTTAAGGGTGACTTTATTACAAGTAGGTATGAAGATGTTATTGCTGAAAAAGAAACTGTTGTAAGGTCTCATGAGTTTATAATTAATCCTTTACTTTCAGAAGATGATCCAAGTAATAAATTTACTGTTGAATGGGATGAAGACATTATTAATTCATATAGGATTCCAGGAGTATTTGCTTTAAAGCGTCCAACTTGGGAAATTAATCCAACAAGAAGTATTGAAGATTTTAAAATTGCATTTCTTACTGATATGGCTGATGCACAAATGCGTTTTGCTTGTATGCCAACAACCTCATCTGATGCATTCTTTAAGAATAGAGAAAAGCTTTCAATGGCATTTAAAAAGACTAACCCAATTGATGTTTCTAAAAGAATTGAAGAATCTTTTACTCCAGATCCAGAAACAACTTACTATGTTCACGCTGATCTTGCACAAAAGCATGACAAGTGTGCTGTTTCAATTGCACATGTTGATAAGTGGGTAAGTGTTCAATCTTTTAATAACTATGAACAGATTGTTCCATTTATTGTTGTAGATGCAATTGTTTATTGGGAGCCTAAAAAAGAAGGTCCAGTAGATTTGTCAGAAGTAAAAAACTGGATTATTAATTTAAGAAGGCTTGGCTTTAATCTAGGACTTGTTACCTTTGACCGCTGGAATTCTTTTGACATTCAAAGAGATTTGACAAGTGTTGGAATTAAAACAGAAACTCTCTCAGTAGCTAAGAAACATTATGAAGACCTTTCTATGCTTATTTATGAAGAAAGAGTTGTTTTACCTCAAATAGATTTATTACTTGAAGAAATGCAAGAATTAAGAATTATGAGTAATAATAGAGTAGACCACCCTAGAAAGAAGTCTAAGGACTTGGCTGATGCTATGTGTGGATCTGTTTACAATGCAATCAGTCATACAAGAAGAGAAAAAATTCAGGAAGTAGAAGTTCATACATACGAGTCTCGTTCAAAGATTGACAAAGAAGACAAAAACGTGATAAACTCTAAACCTGAGATGACAGAAGATATCAAAAGATATCTGGAAAATTTTAATTTAATTTAGTAGAAATGGAAAATAATGAGTAAGAGAGTTCTTTTAACAGGTGCAAGTGGTTTTGTTGGAAGCCATGTACTAAGGCACTTATTAGTAAACACAGACTGGTTTATAGTTTGTCCAACAACATTTACACACAAAGGTCTAACTGATAGAATCAATGTTGCATGTGATGATTTTCCAGATGCATATAGCAGAATTAAAGTAATTAAGACAGACTTAACTGCACCAATTTCTCCAGTAACAGCACACGCATTTGGAAAAATTGATTACGTTTTAAATGTTGCTAGTGAAAGCCATGTTGATAGAAGTATTGAAGAACCAACCCCATTCATTTTGAATAATGTTTCTTTGATCTGTAACTTGCTTGATTGGGCAAGAATTGCAAAGCCAGAAAAGTTTTTGCATATCTCAACAGATGAAGTCTATGGTCCTGCACCAAAGGGACATGCTCATAAGGAATGGGTAGATCAATACTTCCCAAGCAATCCTTATTCTGCATCAAAGGCAGCACAAGAAAGTATCGCATTCTCATACTGGAGAACTTATGGAATTCCAATTGCTATTACTAATACTATGAATATTATTGGCGAAACTCAGGATACAGAAAAGTTTATGCCAATGGTAATTAAAAAGGTTTTGAATGGAGACACTATGAAAATTCATGCATCTCCAGAAGGTGAGATTGGAAGTCGTTTTTATTTACATGCTCGTAATCAAGCAGACGGTCTTCTTCACGTCCTTAAGCAACACTTTCCACTTTATGGAGAGTCAGACGTACCAGAAAAGTTTCACATTGTTGGTGAAAGAGAAGTTGATAATTTAGAAATGGCTCAAATGATTGCTTCAGCAGTAGGAAAGCCACTACGTTATGAATTAGAAGACTTCCATTCTTCACGCCCAGGACATGATTTAAGATATGCATTAGATGGTAAGAAGATATCTGATACAGGTTGGACAGCCCCTATGCCATTAGAAGAATCTATTAGAAAGACTGTTGAGTGGACTCTTAAGCATCCAGAATGGCTAAACTTGTGAGAGAATATTTAGCACAAAACGATATTTGTTTTGATGACATCCTAATGGTTCCACAGTATTCAGAAGTTGTTAGTAGAAGCTCTGTTGATTTAAAGATGCCAATTGGTGGATACTCTTGGTTAGATTTTCCAGTCGTTGCATCCCCAATGGATACAGTATGTGAAAAAGATATGGCTATTGCTTTAGCAGAGTCTGGTGGAATTGGAATTATTCATAGATTCATGTCTGCAAAAAGCCAGATAAGAATGGTTGAAGAAGTTTTTAACCACAATGACCTTGAGCTTCCTGTAGGAGCAGCACTATCTAGCACTTTTATTGAAGAGCATGTAGAAAATCTTATTAATGCAGGAGCCTCTATGCTTTTAATTGATACTGCAAATGGTCATAGTAAAATGGCTATTGATGCAGTTACAAGGTTAAAAAACATTGTTGGAGAATACATTCATGTTATGGCTGGAAATATTTCCACAGTAGAAGGATATGTAGCTCTTGATGTTGCTGGTGCAGACTCTGTTAGAGTTGGCATTGGTGGTGGTAGCATGTGCACTACAAGAATAGTTTCTGGACATGGCATTCCAACACTATCTTCAATTATAAATGTCCGAGAAGCAAAAGATAAATTTAACTTAAATGCTGGAATCATAGCAGATGGTGGAATTAGAAATACTGGAGATATGGTAAAGGCTTTTGCTGCAGGAGCAGATGCTGTAATGCTAGGATCAATGTTAGCAGGTACTGAAGAAGCTCCTGGAGATTTATATTTTGAAGGGGATAAGAAATTTAAATCTTTTAGAGGCATGGCTAGTAAAGAAGCTAATAAAGATAGAGATATTGCAGTTGCAGAAGGAATTTCTACAAGGATACCTTACAAGGGTCCTGTAAGTGATATTATTAAAGATATTAAAGGAGGACTTGGAAGTGGATGTTCATACTCTGGGGTTGATTTTTTAATGCACCTTTATGAAAATTCAATGTATACTAAAGTTTCCCCCTTATCAGTAAAGGAGTCTTTACCACATGGAAGATAATGACGATATCTCTGAACAAGAACTCTCTGAAGTAATAGAATATCTTATTGAAGTAGGAGCTATGGAAATCATGGGGTATGACTCTATCTCTGATCAGTTTACCTATAAAGTTACTCCAAAATGTAAAGAGATTTATCCAGAACTTTATTATGCACATTACGAGGCTGTTGGGGAAATGGCTAGTCAGTTATGGATGAAAGATGTTATTGACATTGTTTTTACTGAAGGTCAAACAATTGTTGGCGTAACTCCAGAACAAGTTGACTATATTAGAGAAAATATGCTTACTTTTTCTGATGATGAAAGATTCTTTCT